GATGTATGTCCTCGGGATGCCGAATCACTGTGCCACCAAGCATTGGCGGGGTTATTCGCTGAGAACATACTGCGGCGAGCGGTGGGGAAAAGGCGGTTAGAACGTAATACACCCAACGATCAAGCTCAGCTTCGTAGCGAAGCGGAGTAAGCTGGAGCCCCTTTTTGGGCGTTCCGCAATTTTGTACTTTAGAAAAAAAATGAAAAAAACATATTGATTTTTCATTCCAAATAGGCTATAACATCTTTGTTTTCAATGAGTAATCCTTACAGGAGAAAGACAATGAAGAATCTTAGCGACAGAGAAAAGAAGATCGTTCTAGCAGCCATACGGCTGTGGAACATCAATGCCAAAAGCGGGGCCATCCCTGATTACGAACTGCTGAAACCGGCATTAGATTTGCCGATGGAGGATATGCGTGCCATCCGCAATTTGGTGCAGCAAGTTCCAGAAAAATACTGGAGAGTAAACTTTTTCGACAAACACGGTGATGAAACTCGCAGCCTTACGGTATCTGCCGACAACGCGGAAGCGGCTGAAGACGCAGCAGCGGCAGAAGCTGACCGGCGTGGATGGCCGCAATGCTTCAAGGTGGCAGAAGCAGAGCAACTCGACAACTACTGTCCCATGAAGGCCCACGCCAAGTCCAAGAAAAAAAGTTGAAAATAGTTGTTGACGTAAACCGGCTTATGTGAAATACTGACTCCCATGTAGAGCAAACCAGGTAGCAACGGAGGCAAAGAGTGAAGAAGTGGTTGAATCAGGTGTTGTCCGTGCTAGCCGCTGTTGCGGTCGGACTGATTTTCGCTGCCGCGATTGGCGGATACGTGGGCTTGAAGTGGAACGCATACCATCAGAGGTATCACAATGCGTCATGGTGGACGTTCCTGTTCAAGTAAAGTTCATCGAAGGGTATCCTCCTAAAAGAGAATACCTTTTTTCATTCACTATATATCCTAGAGTACAAAATAGTATTTTTATCCACTGTATAATATAGAGTACAATAACTCATCCACTGTATAGTATAGAGTATAATAACCTATTCTCTAAACATGTAATCGCTAAATAATTCCCAAACTCTTTTAGAGTACAAAATCCGTTCCCCCTACCAACTCTCATAACCTTGTTCTCCGTCTTCTGGGGCTGTGGCAACCTCGCTTGGCAAACTCTAGCCCACATTTTGTACTCTTAAAGTTTTCTAAAAAATATCATTGACAAGCCCCCTCTCTTACTATACTATGAAGGCAACAAGGAAGAAAAAGGTTTCATTTATGGAAATGACTCAGCCTGTTCAATCCGCAGACAACAAAGCTCTTCATGCCTACCAAGAGCTTCTAGCCTTAACTATGCAATGGTGGGATAAGTTTAATTATGTCTTTAAGACAAACTATCCTTATCCAAAAATTGACACCTCTTTAACAGGTTTAGTCGCTGGTAGAGCCTGTTATCAAATTGGAACAATTAAATATAACCTTTCCCACTTCGCTGCTTATAGAGATAGATTCATTAGCAGAACTATCCCCCATGAGATCGCTCATTTTTTCGAGTTTCATTACCTTCTTAATAAAGGTATCATTACTCATAGCAAGGAAGATAACAAATATAGGATTACAAAACCCTATGCAAAAACCTGTCTCAAGCATGGGAAAATCTGGAAGAACATCATGCGGATTATGGGACTGGAAACAACTGCTCACTCCACTTATAGCAGAACCATTGGCTCTCCCTATATCTATAAGTGTTCTTGTCGGGAACATGGCATAAGTAAGATTCTTCATGGTAAGATCCTTCGTGGTTTTGTCTATCGTTGTAAATATTGTAAGGCTCTCCTTGTTTTCGCTTATGCCAAAGAAGTATAAAGTACAATCTCTATAACACTCTTCTCTCCACTGTTATAGAGTACAAAAATCTATACACTGTTATGTGCTACTACCTCTAACCCTAATGCCTGCCTACTGGCTTATCCACTTTGTACTCTTAAAGCATTCACTATATCTTATTTTATAGAGTACAAAATCCGCCTCTCTCCCACACACCCACCCCTACTCACTGGATAATTGGCTTGGCTCACTCCTTCTTGCCTCGTTATCCTAGCTCGCAGTTGCCCAAAGTTTGTACTCTCAACATTTTTTATTTTTCCCTCTTGACATCATCCCCTTTTTCTCCTATTATTAGGGGCGTTGACAGGATCATATCAAAAGTCAAAGGGAGCAAGTCATGGAACTGGAACAGGTCAAGCAAGCTATCGAAAATACTCAAGCCGGTGCAAACATCGTGGTTGAATGGGAGCGGCCTTGCTCAACATTCAAGGGAATCACTGCCGTCATTACAAAGCGTGTCAAGATGGTAGGGCGGGTTGGCATCGAATACGACAACCAGAAGAAGATCGTGGAAGCAAGGGAGAACGGCACCCTGCCCGCCGAAAATCAGGGTCTCAGGGGCATGGAATGGGTCGAATATCCGTGGTTGCTACGGGCGACCAAAAGCGGCAAGCTGTACCTGCGGCTCTACACCAGCACCAATAGCAAGTCCCATGCCGACTCGCAATTCTTTCTTGACGGGAAACCGGTTGATCGTGAGGCTGTCGAAAGCCTGCTTCTCGCCAAGGAACTAACGAAGAGCAAGCCCGAAGCCTGCTTCTCCTGTGCGGTGGAAACCATCCTCCGCATCAATCGAGAATCGGTTGAGGCAAAAACCGAAACCCCCGTGGAAGAACAAGTTTTGGAAGAGGTGTAATACACTCTATTCCAAAGACTTACAAAAGACTAGGGCTTAAAAACCCTAGTTTTTTGTTTTATTAGAGTACAAACTTTAGATTGAAGCCTACTAAAAGATTAGAGTACAAACTTATTATCGTCTACTCTTTGCTTCTAAAGTACAAAATCATAAGAGCCTAATAAACTTCTTCCTGTCTTTTCAGAGTACAAAAGTCATTGGTACTCCAGCGTTCACCACCTCCACCAGCCTTCACCTCCGCCTCCTACAGGGTCCATACGGCGACTCTCTCCAATCTTTGTACTCTTAAAAAAATATAAAGTACAAAAAACTCCTACAGAGTCCACCCGACGCCAGGTTCCACCCGGCGGCAGGTTCCACCCGGCGGAACCCGGAGTCGAAGGAGGTTCCGCCGGGTATTTTCTCCAAATTTTGTACTCTTAAAAAAATATAAAGTACAAAAAAAAATGTCTTGACATATCCTCCAAAAACAGTTATATTCATATCAGAGATATGAATATAAAAATATGGGCGGTTGTTAATAATGACATATTAGAGTTTTTTCAGTCTGCATCTAGTTTTTTAAAGTACAAACTAACTATTACCCACTAGATAATATAGAGTATAAAGCAAGAACCATACTTCGTCATAAGCCTTTGCTTTTCTAAAGTACAATTTTATCCCACCCCCGCACTCTACTAGCATTCATATCATACTCCTGACCAGTTCAAGCTTAAACTTTGTACTCTTAAAGAAATCTTATTTCCCCTATTGACATAAGCCCTCCAATATGTAATGATGATCGCGTTGAAGGGATACAAGGGATCGTCACAGAACAAAACGACTAAAAAAAAGTCTAAAAAACCTGTTGACAGTCCCGAGTAGAACTGATACATTGTTCTCATCAAAGAAGCAATGGGATAAACCCAAAGCGCAAAACCAAAGAAAGAAGGATACCATGGCCAAGAAGTCCACCCCCACCCCCGCCACCCCCGCCACCCCCGCCACCCCCGCCGCGCCCGCCGCGCCCGCCGCGCCCGCCGCGCCCGACGCCGGATATGTCGTCCTGGAACCGCCCGCGCCCGCCGCGCCACAGAAGAAGTCCACCGCTGGCATTCCGCGCATTACGGCTGCGGTTGTCGGCATGACCCCCGATCAGCGTGAAGCGTGGTTCAATGAGAAGTGTGGCAAGCTGCCTGCCGACATCCAGAAGGAAGTCCGTGATCGTCTGGATGCGGTCAACGCGGGCAAGTACACTCTCAAGGGCGGTGGACAGGGGAAGAAGGTTGACTTCCAGAAGATTTTCGAGCATGTGACCGTCGCCGAACTTCTGGATGCTCGTAAGGTTCTCGATACGACCATCGAGGCCAAGCGTGACGCCGCCATCATCGAGATCGAGCAGCAGGAGAAGGAGTTGGCCGAACGCAAGGCGATGCTCGCAAGCTAATCCGGCTTCTCAAAATTGGAGTCGGTTGGCCGTCATACCAATCCCTATCCAGTTTTAAGGGTATCCTCCCAAAAGAGGATACCCTTTTTTCCTTCAAGAAGTCTGGCTTATTTTTTTATTCAGAGTACAAAAAACATTTATTCCCTTCTTTGCCATTAAGAGTACAAAAAGGCTATCTCCCTTATTTAGGCTCCCTCTATTATTAAGAGTACAAATTAACCACAACCCAACCGAACGTTAAGACCATCTAACAACGCTGACGTAGCACACGAGCCGTTAGAGATAACCACGAGCCGTTTGAGATAAAATTGTACTCTTAAAAATATATAAAGTACAAAAGAAAATAGTTTCTTAGGAGACAAGGATGAGATGATGAGACTCCTCAATGTCGTTCATTTATATAAAGTACAAAAGAGAGTAGTTTCTTTTGGGACAAGGATGAGACCTCAACGTCGTTCATTTATATTGACGGTAAAAAATAGAAGTTGACATCCACATTCTTTTGTGCCATACTGCTTTTATCAAAGAGAGAAAAGGCTTCTCTCAACAGGAGGAAAAGGAAAACCTATTATGAACGATGATTTTTTCCCCTTCCCTCAATCCGGTATTAACCTTACAGATAAACAAAAAAAGACCCTAGAAAAGAAAGGGAGCGTGGAAGTAACCTATCCTGTTTCCTATCGCTATAATGGGGGAATTATCCTTACCCCTGATGGAAAAATAGATATTAACTGCCGCCACCCCGACAGCAAATGGTATGCAGGTTTTAAGGTTCCACCACCTGTAATCCCTGAAGGTTACGAGTTAAAGTCGTTAGGTGTCGGACTACAACTTAACTCTAAGCCTCCCTTTGCCACATGTTTGCTTTGTAAGAAGTAAAGGTTAAGAGTACAAAAGAAACCTCCATGGAAATCAGTTGCAAACCTAGAGTACAATATTCCCTTGTCCTTCCTGAAGGCAAGGAAAAGGGGGAGGTTACTTTGCTGGGATCTAGGTCTACCCTAGTTTGTACTTTCAACTTATACCTATGTTCCCTATGATATTCTACTATGCCTATAGAGATTGCCTATAGTTTAATGAGGAAAGATTGTACTCTATATCTTTTTTTTATGGGATTAGCCTGAGTCAAGGGGGGTCTGAATCATTTTCGATTTCCTTTAGTAAGGGATGCCTTATGACTAGTTTGACGAAGGTTTTATTTTAAATCAATAATAAATATTTATAAGAATTTTATAGGGGTGGGATAATAGTGTGGGGAAATAGAAATCTAGATTCTAAAAGTTAAGGGATTCCTTAGGGCGTAAATAAAAAAAATAAAATTTTAAATTCTGGATATTAAGGGATTCCTTATTCTATATAAAAATCTAATTTCTAAAAGCAAAGGGATTCCTTAGGGGCATAGGCAAATATTAGAATTCTATCTTTAAGGGATTCCTTAGTGGTATAGAGAATAATATACTAATAGGAGGAAGAAATGAGGATTTATAAAATAGCGAAGCATATGTCTGGGCATTCCCATAATTGTTTATATTGTGGTGGGAATTTAAAGCCTACTAGTTTTAACAGGAATAGCAGGCATCATTTTCCATGGGGGATAACATATAAATGTGGATGTGGGAAATCTAGTATATGGACAAATTCTATAAGGGGGGCTAAGGAATTTACGGATATAGTCTTAAAAGATAAGAAAGTTAGAATGGCAGATGGTTTTTGCAATGATTTATATTGTCCTATCTGTTATTCTAATATAAGGCCGATAATAAATGGATTAGGGCTAGAGAATGGGAAGCCTACTATTTGGTGTAGGGATAAAGATAAGACATATATAATTAAAGATTGGAATAGATTCATAAAGGTTTATTATATAGATAAAGATTTTAGTAGGGCATATGATAGTAGTTACATGGGGGAGGAAGCTGGGGATACAAGTACATATCATGACATATTTGGATGTTCTAGTGGGAAACATAATGTGGGCATAGTATGGAATGGGTATCAGAGTGAATATGGGGAGGGGGAATATAGAGGTATTTATGATTGGTGCAAGAATAATAGGGGGATAATACCTATAGAGATGGTAAGAGAGATGGAGGGGGAGGGATGAAGATATTAGGTGATAGAAGAATACATTGGATAAACATAGATTATCTATCTTTAGTCCAATTTTTTACAGCTTCTGGATCTGGAAGGTTATTTTAAATATTTTCATTATTTTTGTTTTCTAATGAGATTGATAGCGTTTTTAATTTGCTCATTAATTTTGACTAGATCTTCATAGGAGGAAGAGATAGCATTAGCCAGTTCTTGTGTTTGAGTAGTGGTGCCTTTTTTAGCTACAGATTCAGCCCATTGCAGATCGTTCATAATTCTTTGGAAGCGTTGTGACAATTGGAATTTAATTACATCATCAACTGTACCGGCTAATTTTCTTATATTTTTAGTTTTAGAGGATGATTTAATCCAACCTGCTTTTTTGCCCATTTCAGTCCATTGAGTTTTACTTAATTTAATTTTCATATTTATTCTCCTTTTTTGAAAATAATTCTTATTTATATAGAGAAAATCCTTTTGAGATAATTTAGTTAAATTGTTTATATTGTGAGCGTTGAGTGTAAAACTCCGACAAATTTACTTGACCTTTAGGTTCGGGGATATTAGAAGGATTTTTTAGGTTAAAGGCGAAAGATATTGTATGAAGATATATAAAATAGCAAGCAATATTAAATACTTTCATGGGAGTTATCATTTTTTGCCTAATGGAACTATTCTTAGTCCAGAAAAAGGCAATTTCATGGGAACATTTACCCAAGATGAAATGGACTCTCATTTTAAGTTAGAGCAATTCAGACCATCTAATTTCATTTCAAGAAACAATTGCGTTTATATGACCGACAATCCCGAAGATATTGACCTTGCTGGAGGTTCATCTGAGCATATCTATATTGTTAAGCCATTAGGAAAAGTTGAAAGGCATGATTTAAATTGGATGACTGAAATTGATTTGATATTTAGCGAAGCATATGGTAACGGAACACAGGAAGATGAAGAAACTATAGAAAAAGTTAAAAATGCGGCATTGAATTATTGGAAAGGAACTCCACACTATAATGAATCTGTATGGGAGTATTTAACAACATCTGCCAAAGTGATAAAAGAAATACTATAATCTAACCTTGTTCTTCAATATATTTTCTGATTATTTCCGAGTTCGCTTTTCCAAGATTCAAACAATACGGAAGATATGGTTCTTTTACCTTTCCTCAATCTGGATTTTCCAAGATTAAATTAAAAGAGAACGTTTTTAAGAAGAACAGAATAGACAGGAAATATATATATAGATTTGAATAATATAGGATATGGAAGAGAGAAAGGAAAACTGGTATAGGGTAGAGAAGAAAGAGATAATACAGAGGAAGGGTTACAATCGTATAATAGAATGTAGCAATTCGTCTTTATTGTCTTTTGGGACATTAGAATCTTCAAAATTGAGTATAGAAAACAGGGCAGAAGAGTTATATGATGCATATTGTAGAGGGGATAAATTAGCTATAGAACAAGAGACTGATGTGGACGTATTAACGAGGTTATATTCTTTACTTGAGCCTTCCATGACAGCTTTAATTTTTCAATGTTTTTTAAACAATCCTAATTTCCCTGTTAAAAAACTTGAGAATATATTAGATGATAAGTCTATTCAAAGAGAAACTGTTACATTGATGATTATAAAAAGTGGTAGGGTTTCTTTAGAAGTAATAGAGAAGAAGATATTATCAGATCCAGTTTTGGAGGAGATTATTGTTTATAATCCTGGGAATATTTATTTAAAGAGATATATATTAAGAAATGGGAGAAGATTTTCTAGTATTATTAGAATTTTAGAAGACGATAAATTTCCTAAAGAGGCAAAGGCAGCATATTTAAAAAGCAATATTACTTTTATGATAAACAAATTTGATGAATACATAGGTAATTATGGTTCTTATTCTTTAATAGCCTTGATGATTTCTCTTAAAGATATTATGCCAGAAAAGATTATTGATGTTTTTTTTGAGAAATTAGAAAAGAGGTTTCAATCAGAGGAATGGATTTCAGCTAATCTATGTGAGGAGGGAGCATTTAAATCAATCTATGGAGAAAACGAAGAATTTAGGGATATATTTGACAAATGGATAGCTCGTCATCCAGAGAAGAAGGATTCATACCCTTGGATTGGGAAGTGATAAAAGAAATACTATAATCTAACCTTGTTCTTCAATATATTTTCTGATTGTTTCCGATTTCGCTTTCCCAAGATTCAAACAATACAGGAGATATGGTTCTTTTACCTTTCCTCAATCTGGATTTTCCAAGATTAAGTTTTTTTAATAAGAACAGAATAGACAGGAAATATATATATAGATTTGAATAATATAGGATATGGAAGAGAGAAAGGAAAACTGGTATAGGGTAGAGAAGAAAGAGATAATACAGAGGAAGGGTTACAATCGTATAATAGAATGTAGCAATTCGTCTTTATTGTCTTTTGGGGCATTAGAATCTTCAAAATTGAGTATAGAAGACAGAGCAAAAGAATTATGTGATGCATATTGTAGAGGGGATAAATCAGTTATAGAACAAGAGACTGATGGGGAAGTATTATTGAGGTTATATTCTTTACTGCCTTCCATGACACCTTTAATTTTTCAATGTTTTTTAAACAATCCTAATTTCCCTGTTAAAAAACTTGAGAAGATATTAGAGGATGAGTCGGTTGATACTATTCAAAGAGAAACTATTTCACTGATGATTATAAAAAGTGGTAGAGTTTCTTTAGAAGTAATAGAGAAGAAGATATTATCAGATCCAGCTTTGGAGGATATTATTGCTTATAATCCTGGGAATATTTATTTAAAGAGATCTATATTAAGAAATGGGAGAAGATTTTTTAGTATTATTAGAATTTTACAAGACGATAAATTTCCTAAGGAGGCAAAGGTAGCATATTTAAAAAGCAATATTACTTTTGTGATAAACAAACTTGATGAATACATAGAGGCTTATGGTTCTTATTCTTCAATATCCATGATGACTTCTCTTAAAGATATTATGCCAGAAAAGATTATTGATGTTTTTTTTGAGAAATTAGAAAAGAAGTATCAATCAGGGGAATGGATTTCATTATGTAGGGAGGGAGTATTTAAATCACTCTATGGAGACGAAGAATTTAGGGATATATTTGACAAATGGATAGCTCGTCATCCAGAGAAGAAGGATTCATACCCTTGGATTGGGAGATGTCAGAATAAGATAGCTAATAACACATCTATTCGTGATGAAATAGGTAAAACTAGCAAGGAAAGCAAAGATATTTTAGCGAAAATAAATTGGTATAAAGGCGCTAGTAAAATGTCTCAACTATCAGAAAAACCTGAAGAGGAGATTGGCAGTGGGGAAATTTCAGCGACTAAACTAATTACTCTGTTACATGAAATAGAGTATAAGAATCATTTATTAAATCAAGTTACAGAAAATGCTATTCATCCCAAGAGAAGAGAAAACATTCAAAATAGATTAGGGTATTTTGCTAACAGATATTTTGAGTACCTAAAAGATTTCATTATTAAGGGATTTAATCAATGGAAAGATATACATCCAATAGAGGATTCTGAAAAATGGGCCGATATGGTAATGGATACCCATGAAAATATAACTAATTGGAATAATTTCTTTGAAAAATATAATATGCAGTGGGGTGGATGTGAATTATCATTAAGAGAAATACCTTTAGATAAAGCAGTTACAAAAGAATATGTCTTATCGTTAGACCAAGAAGAAATTCTATATTCTATGGGATTATATTTTAGAGAAAAATCTATTAATAAGGAGCCATCAGTAGATTTAATAGATGATAACTTTATTGAATGGCATGTTGAGAATATGGGTGATGGGCTATATTCTCACTTAATAGATGAACGTGGCATTCATTATGCAATAAAAGAAATCTTATATAATAGCTATATGCAAGTATGGGGAGAAGATGTAAGAAAGATTATAGCGAATGTTAATGTGGCAATTAAGAGACTAGAAGATGTTTCTAATAAGGGAGAAGAGGCATCAATATCTGAAATGACTGCTGCAATATCTTTAGCCTTAAATGTTCAACATGTGGCTGGAACAATTATGGTAGATTTTATACCAGATGATTATATTATTTCTAATGTAAATACTGACTTTTTAGATGATTTATCAAAATTAGATGTCTCTAACTGGGAAAAAGAATTTCATGAGGAATTTTGTGTATAATTCTTTCTAAGGGGGAAATATGAAAATAATCAAAATAGCAGAAAAGGAATCCAATATTGAGGAGATGAAAGAATGGTTTGATCAAAGAACTAAGAAGCATATTGCTCTTGTTAAAAAATATTGTCAAAAAATTAAAGAGTATGGCAATGGAGAATTTGATGAATTGACAGAGAGAGCAGAGAATCATGACAAGAGCAAATTTGAAGATCCAGAAAATACTCCCTATATCTATTTGACATGGAACTATAAATGCAAAGCAAACGGCAAGGAGTATAAATATCCAGATGGAATGGAAGACAAGACAAATGACGCAACTGAACACCATATGAAAAATAATTCTCATCATCCAGAGTATCATTGTGATAAAAAGGCTAATCTAATAAATAAAAAAGATAGAGATAAGGCTCCAGAAGAGATGATAGATGCCACCAAGATGAAAGACATTGACATAGCGGAAATGTGTGCTGATTGGTGTGCTGTATCCGAAGAAAGAAAGACTGATCCAATTGAGTGGTGTAATAAAAATATAAATAAGAGATGGAAATTTAGTAAATATCAAGAGGCATTAATTTATGAGCTAATTGATATTGCTTGGGACAAACAAAATGAAGATCATTAGAATATGCGAAAATTTTTCAATTGATGATATTTCTGAGGGCGAAGAGATAGAAAAAAATCAACTCTTACAAAAAAGAGAAAAGGAAGAAAAACCTATTAAGGACTTTGAAAGGCTGCAAAAGTCTTTAGGTGTCGATAGCTATCTTTCTATATTGAATAATGGCAATATTAAATTGCATAATTTAAGAGTAGAAAAAGGTATGAGAAAGCAAGGATTAGGAACTACGTTTATGGATGAGCTTTGTAGGATTGCTGATGAGATGGGAAAAACTATTGAATTAGATTTGGCTTCGAAAGAAAGAGGAGAAACAACTTCTAAAAATAGACTAATAGAGTTTTATAGGCGGTTTGGTTTTATTAGGAATTTTGGCAGAACAAAAGATTATCAGCTTAGTTGTCAAATGTATAGAACCCCAAAGAGTTTCTAGTTCCTTCTTTTTAGATAAATTTTAAAGTAATTTCTTTTTAAAAAAATGTATAAATTAATCTTAGAAAAAATAGGTTAGAAAAGAATTTTTTTTGAAATATATTATCTAATTAAGGAGAAAAAAGAATGATAGAAATTAAGGAAGAAACAGTTACTAATTTTAATGAAGAAATTGCAAGAGGAATATCATTGGTTGATTTTACTGCTACATGGTGTGGGCCATGCAAAATGCAATTAGCAATATTACAAGAGATAGAAAAGCAAACAGACAATATTGCTAAATTTATAAAAATAAATATAGACGATGAACAGTCCATTGCTAAAAGTCTAGAAGTTAAGAGTGTTCCTACAATAGCCATATTTAAAGATGGCATATTAGTTAAAAAACTTATAGGTTTACAAAGGAAAGATCATATAATTACCGAATTAACTAGTATATAGTTAATTTGGTAATACTTATGAAGGCTAAATCTAAACCTAGAAATATAGGGACTAAAGATAAGAGATATGATCTTAAGAAAAAGTTTTTAGGGCTAGCAATTCCATATCTAAATAGTATTCCTTGGAAAGATATTAATTTTCCAGATTTTCCAAGAGATATTGGTTTATTAGTTAATGGAAGTACTAAAGAAAGTGTTCCTCAAGTTGTTTATTTGATTGTTTTAGTATCAGTGGAAGTTTTAAAGTTGCATCAATTAACATGTAAGCAAAATAGATCAGAAAACTTAAAAGAGTTTAATGATTTAATAGATATTGGGAATGATATAATTAATAACTATAAAATATTTGGATAAAGATTATGAAAATTAAAATCTCTAAAAATCAATGGAACAATATAGGAAAGCTTGCTGGATGGACAAAAAAACCATCAAAGGGAATAGATTTTCCAGAAGAGATTCCACCAGTTAGTTTCCCCGATTTTGATATATACGGGGTAAAGGATGGAAATGCAAACGTTCAAATAGATAGATATCCTAATAGTAGATTTTGGCAAGTAACACTAAATGGCAATTTATTAGCCGTTGTTGTTTATAAGAAGGGCGCTGAATCTATTAAGAGCGTTATTGAATCTCTAGCAAAAAAATAATTAAATCTCGTCTTGATCTGCTGGAGAAGGATTAGAGCTTTCGTCTCTTTTGAATAGGTCATAATGATTTCCCCATCTTGCAGGGCTTATCGCTACTTCATAGATAATTCCATCAAATTTTAACCATCCAACAGATCCATTAGCGGTAAAATAACTTTTAGGGATAGATTGTCCAATTCCAGAAGACAAAAACTTACTTAATACATGGGCTGTAAAAGTTTCTCCTGTTGCGCCTATCTCTTTTTTCTCTAATTGTTGTTTAGCTTCAAAAGTTTCTGCATCAGGTAATTCAACAGAATCATGTCCTTCATCAGACCATTGGTTATCGGCTAGTTTAAATATCTTCATTTTATACTCCTTATTCTTCTGTAGGATTTTCCAAACTTATTAGTCCTAACTTGGAACTTCTATTGGTTTCTAAATTATGGTCATAATTCTTAAAATTGGGGTGAACTTCTGTCTTTTTATTCAATTCATTTTTTGATAATCTTGTTGGAACAGGAAAATGCTTACTGAGATCAATAGGCGTACACATTTGAGCAATAGCTTTTTTCTCTCTTATGTCTGCAAATTCTTTTTCTAAAGCTTCTCTTTTATCAGCTTCTTGGCTTTGTTGAATAGCATTTTCAACAGAACCATAAGTTTGCTTGATGAAAGAATGTAAAATATTATTACTCATTATTTGAATAAACTTATTAGCCATTCAAAGAAACTCTTTTTTCTTCTTTTAGCTGTGGTTGTCATAGTTGTTGTTGTATCTGTATTCATATCTTCATCTTCTACAAATTTAATAACCCAAAAATCATCTGCTAGGTTTGGATTAGTTAAATAATCATAAGGCAGATAGAAGTATCCTTTATCTCCCCAATTGCATCCCCAACTATTGCGCATGATCCAATGTTGTTTTGTATCATCATAGCCTACACAGACAATAGCATGCCCACCTAGCATTCTTTCATTAGGATCTGGCATAGGCACTATTCCTGTTGTGGCGACTTTTTTAGATTCAAAAGACTCATAGAGGGCAATGCCACAAACAATTGGATAACCTTGTACTAATACTGATTTAATATTATTTATAATTCTATTATCTACTCTTTCATAAACTAATGCTTGATGCTTTTTTGCAGAGTCATAGCAATTTCGTGGTGGTTTTTGTTTAAACTTAATACCATCATCTGAATAAACCCACATATCTTCCGAGCATACTCCTTGAGAGACAACAGATTTAATTCCATCACGAATCATTGCTCCTGCATCTTCATTAATAGTTCCTTCCATAGCTCTTTCATTAAAATAGATAAAGAGCTTTGAAGGATTAAAGACATCTAGTTTTTGTTTTACTTGGTTAAATTGATGACAAGCACTTATACCTTGCGCCGTGCATGACCCTAGTGACAGTTGGTCATATGGATCAAAGGTGATTTGAGATCTTAAATCAATAATTGGAGGCAATTGTTCTTGGCGTAGAGACATTTTGCAAATTCTATCTCTTTGATCAGGTACATCTGGTTTCCATCCATATTTTCTAATTTGGCTCATGTTATTCTCCTGTAATGATATATTATTTTATTCTAAATAATGATTTGAAAATCCTTTTTTTTAAAATAAGGCACATTTTAAAAAATATTTGAATATTAGTGAAATCGATTTATCATTTTTTTATCAAAAATAGATGTATAATGAGATTAAGCAACTGGAGAAAAAAATGTTGAAAAAAGAAGATATTAAAAATGAAAAGAGATCTAATTTTAGAGCTCTTTTGACTATATTGGCGACAAAACAGCCTAAAATTATTGCGGCTCATGATTACAATGAAAATGGAGATATGCAATTTTGTGTTAATCTAAGAGACTTAATATCTATAGAAGATTATTATAAGTATACTAAGGAGTTTATTACTAATTATGTAGTTGATCTAATGGGAGAACTTATAATTAGAGAAAATATAGAATTGTTTATGTCTAAATTAACTACTGAGAAGAATTATACTGAGGCAGCTAGTAAAAGCATTCATAAGAGATTTGGAATGAAAATAGAAGGTGGAGTTGTTACATTTTCTTTCCACATATCGTTGATACAAGATATATTAACAGAAGATTTTAAAATACAACATGCTATTAAGGATCAAAAAAATGAACAATAAAGGAAAAATAAAAGACTATACGGTATATATACCTCCCGGCGCAGATATCAATTTAGAAAACTCGAAGAAAGATCCACCTGAAACAAGATACGAAAATAGAAGGAAAACAGTAGACATAGAGTCTGTAAAGAAAATTGTTGGAGGAGAATATGGAAGAACAAGTGATTAAAAAGAACCAAGATATTGAAGATAAATTATCAAGTATTCCGAAGGCAATTAAGATTAAAAATATTTCTTTTAAGAACTTTAAAGTTTTTGATAATTATTCTTTAGATTTTGCAAATGGGAAAGACATTAAAGACTTTATTTGTTTTATAGGTCCAAATGGAAATGGAAAAAGTACTATTTTGAATGCCATAGTTATGCTTTTTAATAGCTTAGACAATTATGAAAAAGACAGAATTGTTAATAATTTAAGTAGAGGCATTAGAAATATTGAGGATAAGAAGATAGATGATTTTAATATAAAAGCTACTATTTCTACTTCTAATGGAGATTACGAAGTAGAAATGAATAAAACTGGATTTATTAAAAATCATCCTAAGGAATATATAACATTACTACATAGAATTTGTTATTGGGCAAGGTTTGATCAAGAATTAAATAAATTTCAACTTAAAAAAGATAAATGGCCAATGTTTCAAGAGCTTTTTGAAGCAGTGACAGGATTTAAAACAAAAATTGTAAAAACTCCATTTACCATTAATTCAGAATCATATGTCTTTGATTTTAAAATAAAGAAACCTTATGAAACAATTAGTGTAAGACAAGCTAGCGATGGGGAGAAGAAAATTATTAAATCTTTCTCTACTTTATTGGCATTAGATTATGTTCCTAAAATAATATTGGTAGATAATATTGAAATGCATGTAGATAGACTAAGACACTTGGCTTTAGTTACTGCAATGAAGAAGTGTTTCCCTGATTGCCAGATACTTTCTACTACTCATAGCTATTATATTAAGGCTTTGGGAAAGAGGGCTGGAATTTATGACACAAGAATGGCAAGAGCTAGTGATATAGTGAAAAAAGATTCTTGGAGATTTACAGTTGCAGACGAGATTGATGACTGTATAATGAAGTTGAAAATCATTGAAAAAAAATCAGATATTGAGAGATTAATCAAACAAGGGAAGAAAATTAAGGCTAATTGTTTTAAAGAAATAAAAAACATAGAATCTTTTAAAAAAGAGTTAATAAAATTTTTAGCCAATGTTTCTGAAGTGTTTGTACTTGATATTTGTAAATAAACGTTTAAAGGAGAATTAAAAATGAATAACATTATTGGTGCCGATAAGTTTACCGTATTTGAAGATGTAAAGAATGAAACAACCAGTCAGCATTTTAAAGGAAATCAATTTAGTATTGATGCATTTGAATCTAAATATGCTTTAATAGATAAGTCAAATGAAACCTATGTAGAAGCTGTTAAAAGAGTTTGTGATTATATTGCTTCTGTGGAAAAAACAAAAGAATTAAAAGAGTATTGGAGTAAGAGATGGTTCCATGAGATTTATCATGGTTGGTGGCACCCTGCTGGAAGCATTATGCAAGGAGCAGGTAGTGGTAGAAATGTTTCGCTTAGTAATTGTACTACTGTGTCTCTAGGTGGTGGAACTGAGAATGAGGAATGGGATTCTTTAGAGGCTATTTTTAAAAATTGTGCTTATACAGTTGCAAAGTCTGCTGCTTATAGACAAGGAATTGGAGTAGACTTTTCTAAGATAAGACCATCTGGAACAACTGTTTTTAATTCCGCGAAGAAATCTACTGGATCAGTTCACTGGATGAAATTTATTGATAATATTACTGAGTATGTTGGTCAGTGTGGTAGACGCCCTGCTTTACTATTTTCTTTGAATTGCAAGCATCCTGATATTGAAGAATTTATTAAGGTAAAGTCTGATACGACAAAAGTTCAGAGTGCAAACCTATCAGTTCATTGTACTGACGATTTTTATGAGGCTGTTAAAGCTGATGAAGATTGGGAGCTTTCCTTTGAGGTTCCAGAGGTTAAAAAGGGTCAAAAGATTTATGTAGATGTTCACTCTACAACAATGGATTATAAGAAAGATGATAAGGGCTACTATTATATTGCTATTCGTGATAGAAAAGGAGAAGTAATTAAGAAGACTGTTAAGGCCAAGAAGTTAATGATGTTAATTGCAAAGCATATGCATGATTTTGCAGAACCCGGAATTCAAAATATTGATACTGCCAGAAAGATGTCTAATTCCGACTATGTTCATGATCCTGATGCTCCAATTAGCGCAAATATTATCTCTACAAATGCATGTAGTGAGCAGTATTTATCAAGAGAATCCCTTTGTGTTCTTTCCTCATTGGACTGCGGAAGATTCTCAACTGATTTTGAACAATTAGAAAAAGAACTAGCAATAATAGCACCTTCAATTAATAGATTCTTAGACAATGTAAATGAATGTGAATTGGCATATTCCACATGTGCTACTCCTCACCAAAGACTTGCTATTGAATATCTTCGTAGAACAGGAGCAGGCGTGACTAATATTGCTGGATGGTTATTTAATAAGAATGTATCATATGGTTCTGATAAGTCTGCCGAAGTAATGGAAAAATTTATGGAAAGATATGCTTATCATCTTTATAAGTCTTCTATTAAGCTTGGAGAAGAAAGAGGATCATTTAAGTTATTTAATAGAGAGAAGTTAGAAAAGGCTCCATTTATAAAGAGAATGAAGAAGCTAGGGTTAGAGTTTACAGCATTAAGAAATGTTACTCTAATTACAATTCCTCCTAGTGGAACTGTTAGCCTTATGTTCCCTGAATCTGTATTAGGGTATGGCGTAGAACCTGCTTTCGGGATTTATTTCTGGAAAAGGACAAGAATGAAGACAGGAAATGAATATCTATATTATTTCAATGTTCCTTCTGCCGTAAGAAATGCTTTTAAAAAGGCCGGTCTTGAAATCCCAATGAATAGTGATACAATTCAAGATGATTGGCAGGGTAGCAAGGGTAAACCAATAGTAGACTTTATTGAAAAGAATAAGTCGAAAGTAGGAATTGAGTTTAAGAGTTCTACTGAAATAAAGTATATTGATAAGTTAGAATTAATGGCTAAAATTAATAAATGGGTAGATTCATCTATTTCTACAACATATATGCTTCCAGAAAATTCTACTGTAGAAGATGTATATGATTTTATAATGCTATCTCATGAAAAGGAAGTTAAGAGTATTTCTGCCTTTCCAGATCGTAAGATGTATGGAATTGTTTCAACTATTTCATTTAAAGAATTAGCAGTTAAATTACAAAATGAAAGAGTAGCGATACATCCTCAAAACTTTAATGATGCAGAATTAAAGGAGTTATCTCTTTCAAGAGAGAATGTCATTGTTCATAATAATGCCGCCCCTAAAAGAGAATTATCATTAAAGGCTGATGTATATAGCGTAACAGTCAATAAGGAAAAATATATTGTTGCCGTAGGCATTCAGAATGGATATCCATATGAAATTTTTGGTGGAAAAATGGATAGTCTAAAGATTAAGATTGATTCCAAGCATCTAGAAGGTAAGATTACCAGAGTTTCTAGAGGTAAATATTCTCTTGAAATAGGCGATGTATTAGTTGATGATTTTTCACAGCAATTCACTCCTATTGAGAAGAACCTATTTAGAAGCTTATCATTAATGCTTCGTTATGGTATTCCTATTGAAACAATTGTAGAGCAGTATAGTAAGGCTAATGATGATATTTTCTCATTGCCTGCTGCCATTGCAAGAGTTTTGAAGAAATATATTAGAGAAGGAAGCAAGGCAGGTGGTAAAACATGTGTAAAATGTGGATCAACTGATCTAATTTATGCAGATGGATGTGTTTCTTGTTCTATTTGTGGAACTTCATTCTGTAGCTAAATAATAAATATACTCAAGGAATACGGTATTATTTTATAGAATAATTTATAGAATAATACCGTATTACTTTTTATACAAATGAAACTTGCCTTATATAATGTTAATGGAAGATATGCTTTTACTATAGGTTCTTTTGAATCTGTTAAAGATTTCTACTTATTTCCCGGTACTAAGTCTACATATACTCATCTTTGGGAAGCTTATAAAGATGCTAAAATGGTATCTACAAAGAAAATAGCCTTAGAAGCTCTAAAGGAGTCTAAAAATGTTAAATAATTGGTATAAGATAGCTGAAAGTAATGATCCAGAGGATGGAACTATTATTTCTGATATTTCCGCAGAAGAAAGGTTGACTAATCATTTCGATAATATTTTTGACTTAATAAAGAAAAGAACAAATGGATTTAAAGATGACGAAGAGAGAGAATCTGTCTATCTGGAGCTTGTTTCTACAGTAGATGGATTATTAAGGGTTAAAAAGTCAGAAGATTTTAAAGATAAAGACAAGCTAGAAGAAACACTTAAGAATTTTAGAGAGTTAGCTAATGATAAATTTAAAGATTTTTTAATGAGGGATCTTGAAGAATTAAAGAAACAAGAATCAGAGCCAGAAGATCTTCCAGAATCCCCTGAGATTTCAGATGTTCCAGATCTTCCACCAATGGGAGATTTAGAAGGGCAAGAGGAACCCACACAAGAAGAACCATTATCTCAGGTTGCATCTTTTAAAAATAGGTCGATATTAAAGACTGCTAATGTTCATGATATTTCAGAGGATACAAATGTTAAAGGAGAGGTATTGCAAGAATATGCCAATTTAATATGTAAATCTCTTGAGAATTGTGGGATAGAGTTTATTGCCAAAATTAATCCAGATAGGAATGAAGTGATTCTATATTCTGAGGATGGCGAGCAGTTTTTAGTGGCTTCTTTCAATAAAAAAATGTTTTTAAATGGAATAACAGCAATGGGGAAATACTCTAAGATATATCCTTATAATAAACTACCATTTTATCAGAAATTTTGGAAACCAGTAGTTGAGGGGTTAGGGCATTATTTCTTAGAGGACATGAATATATTATTTTCTACCAATGATATTTCTTTGCCAAATATAACTAAAGATAAGCAGGTATTTAAACTAGTAGGATTAGATATGGCAAGCAAGAAGAAAAAGCCTTTCCTACTACAGTTTAGTGGGAATCCTTTAATGTGGGTTTTTAAAGAAGATGATGGAAGTAGAGAAGAGGTAAAGACAGAATATACAATAGAAGATTTTATTAAAAATAGTCCTACAAAAGTAAAATGCATTGATTCTGACTTGGAAAGTGTTTATAATAGAATTGGCGAGGTTGTTCAGATTATTCCTTGTGATACACATATAGAACTAGATGTAAATTTTGGTCGTAAGATTGTTAGACTTACTACATCTCAAATTAAAAAACTAGATGAAATATAACTTTGTTCATAAAAAACCGGGCATTAAAGATCCAGAGTTAATCCTTCAATTAAATACTTCTTCCCCGATAGAAGATTTTTGTTGTGTTGATAATGGATTTTTTATAGTAGAGCAACAAAAGGCATATCTTGTTGGTCTAGATGGGCGTATTATAAAAGAAATAAAAATAGCAGAGAATCAAATACAAGGAGTTTGTTCTTTTAATAATACTATCTATTTATTAGCAGATGGCGAAGTTTTTAGTCCATTTATTAATAAATATTATTTAAGTAAATCTGAGAGAGCAGATTTTCGCAACCTATTTAATAATATTAAAAACCCTAAGGCCAAGTTACATGTAGATAATAATAATATATATATAAGTGTAGAAAATCTTAATAGATGTTTTATAATTAAAGATTTAAAGGTATGCTATACAATAGGAAAAGGAGATAGAAACTATTCTTTATCTGATGATATTTTGAAATCTAGCTTATCTATTCCAAAAGGCATTTCTTTCTATAAGAATGAGCTTATTTTTTCAGACTATGGAAATGGATGTTTAAGGGGATTTAGAAGTGTTCATCATAATCCATCTCATAGAATTATAGTGGGAGATCCTAAAAAAAGAAATATAAAAATGGAAAAACTTTTTATTATAAATAATATTTTATACTATAATAATGAAAGTACAGTATATTTATTATCAATGAGTACAACTAATATAGTTATAAACTATCAAAACCCAAAACTCCGAAATATATCTTTAAGTACAGATAATAAAATAATATCATTAATTGAGGAGTAACATGGCAGCTAAAAAAGAAGAGTTGGTAAATCCATTAATGGGGGCAATTCAGGAATTAAAGACAATTGCTAGTGGAGTAGTTGTAGAAAAAGTAGAGAAAAAAAGAAATAAGGAGATTGTTGATATTATTACATTCTGTGAAGATCCTGAGTTTTTAGGATTTTCTGGAAAAGGTGAGGAAGTCCAGCCAGAACGTCAAGCAGCAGAATCAGAGGTAACTGCTCAAATAATTGGAGGTGATGACGAAGATATACTTGCAGTTCCTGATGCTGCGCCATCTCTTTTTTTAGGTCAAAGAGTAATTCTTAAATGTTTTTATATGGGAACAATGGGAAATGAAAATATTACTCTCTCGCAAGAAGAATGGGAATGGTTATATTCGCAGCAAGAAAATGAAATGAGAGATGATGTTGAATACGAGAAAAATATAAAAGATGTAATTCGAAAAATGCATCAAAGAATACAAGATCCTAAGGCTCCATATTTTAAAGAACTACACTTAGTATTAGGGCGAAGAGCAACCAAGACGTTTATGGCTTCTATTATTACTGCCTATGAAGCTTATAAATTACTAGAAGTTAATCATGGTAATCCACATGGTTATTATAGACTACCTGCTGATGATGAAATAGCAATTATTAATGTTGCCTTGTCTGAAAAACAGGCAGGAAGATTGTTCGCGCAAATACAATCAAGAATAAGAAATTCTCCCTTCTTTAAGAATAGAATTGGAAGAGGTAATGCCTCAGAGGTCAGACTTCTTACAAATCAAGATATTGAAAAGAAGAATGATGGTGCTCAATTAGAAGTTTATGGTTCTATTGTATTGTTATGCGGACATAGTAATCCTGACTCTCTTGCTGGCTATAGCGCAATTCTTATATTATTTGACGAAATTGCATTCTATGATGAGTCTGGTAAAGTAACTGGAACTTATTTCTATAAACGTTTAAAACCTTCTCTTGCAAAGTTTTATAAATATGGAGCGGCTAGAATTGTTCAAATTTCTTCTCCAAATGTTAGAAGTGGAATATTTTATGACACTTGGAATTTGGCTAAAAAGGATGATAGCATTCTTTCTTTCCAGTTACCTTCATGGGATGTTAATCCAGACGTACCATATGAAAACTCAGAAATGCAAAGAGAAAGAGAGAGCAATTTAGAGATGTTTAAAGTAGAATATGGTGCTCAATGGGCAGAATCTGGAACTTTGAGTAAATTCTTTGATGATCAACTAGTTACTAGATGTATAAGGTATGATTTAGGGCCACATAATAGACCAAGGCCAGAAATGAGTTATTTTCTACATGTTGACCCTGCAAAAAAGAAAAATCAATATGCAGCGGTATTAGTAGCTAAAGAGAGATATAGCAATCATTTAGGAAAAAGAAGAAACAGATGTTATTTAGCAGGGGTATGGATATGGAGACCAGTTCCGGGACAGGGTTTAATGTTTAACTTAATTGACCAAGACATTATTAGGATTTGTTCAATATTCCATCCAATGTATGTTACATATGATGCTTATAATTCTATCAATAGCTTACAACTATTAAGAAGTCATGGTATTAATACTAGAGAATTGCCATTTAATAATGCTAATAAATCTAAGTTTTATTTTACTTTAAGAGAAATGATGGCTTATCAACCTAATCCTGAAGTATATATATATGATGATGGGGGAGATTCTAGTATTCTTATAGCTGAGTTGAAGAATCTTAAAATGAAGACTAAATCTAGAACCTTTGGATTAATTCCAGATAAAAATGCAGACGTAAAGACTGATGACTTGGCAGACTCATTGGCTGGAGCAGTTGCTATGGCATCTGAGAGTATTGAAATGGGATTACCAGAACCAACAACAATGTGGGTAGGATGGAGATAAAGCAGATAGGAAGGAATTTCACATAATTAATAAGAAATATAACAGAAATATATAACAAGCGGAGTAAAACATGGCTAATTTTATCAAAATTAAGGCTGAGAAGGCAAAAAAAGAACAGAAAAATTTAGGTGATACTCATATTAATATGCGTTTTAAGGAAAACAAAATGAGACAAGATGCTCCTGAAACAATTACTCAAAAACAATTAGAAAGGGATAGAGTAGAAGAAAAAGATGTTACTATTGAAAAATTACTAGATTCTGTTAGAAAGGGTTCCGCTGATTCTCTTATAGAAAGACAATTGGAAACAACAGCGTCGGAGTTTGGATCTAAATTCCGTAATCCTAAAGTCTATCAAGGGAATATTAATAAGCTAGAGGAAAAGAGATTAGCTGGCAATAAGGTAGAAGATGAAAAATATAAGCCAGCATCTGAAATTAGCAAGAAAATGAGATGGTGGGAGAGTTTGAAAGCAGCTTCTTCAAAAAATACTATTAAGACAGCTCAGTATGGAGGATTAAATTTTGATGATGGCACAATGGGTAAAAGATTTAATGCTTTGCAAAAAGAAGATGATGAAGGCGAAGATGTGCTTGATCTCCCAGAAGATCCATTTGTTGATATTTATGAAGATGAAGAGAATGAAAGAGGAGAAGGATTAGATGCCGCTATGCCTACTACTTTTGGAGTAGATCCTTCAAAGATTTCTATGATTAAAAATGTTAAATCTATAACTCCAGATGGAACTCCCACAATATTCGTAAAAATGTCATATGATAATGATGATTTTGCCAATGTTTCAGAAGTTAAACAATCTGCAATGGAAAAGGTACTAGAAATATATCCTTTCTTGACTGGACAAATTTCAGAAGAAGATTTTTCAATTTCTAAATCAAGAAATAATCTTAATCATTCTGATATCAATTTTAGAATGCTAGGATTTACAGAAGATAAAGCAGAAGGAAATGAAATTCAAAATCCTTTTACTAATATCACATTAAATACGAAAGATATAGATGGGACAGTTCATCAGTTTGGTACTGTTAAGTTAAATCCTTCTATTGCAACAAATTTAAACGATGAAGATTATATTGATCAACTTTTAGCAGATGCTGCAAATTATATTGCTGATGAAAAGGGAGTTGAAATTCCAGCTAGTGCCTTCTCTTTAGACAAAGTAAATAAGGTCATTAAATTCATGTATGCTGGAAATGAAACAGCAGACGAAGAAGAAGATATTCCAATAACAGAAGTTTCTCCAGAAGAAGTTGATGAGACTGAAATTCCAGAAAATATAGAATTTTCTGAATTGCCAGAGACAATTGAAAAGAACCCTTTGAAGTCTAAAGATATGCCAGAAGTTCATACTGCTAAATCAGATTATGACTTCCCAATTGTTATTGCAGATATAAAAAAAAAGTAGACCCTAAAACATCTGAAAATAAAGTAAATAAGGCTTTTAATTCTTTTATTAGTAAATTTAAGGATGTTGATCTCCCTGCTGCCAATAGAGAAATAATGAGTCTATTAGGTGCTGCTCAATTTTCTCAGGGTGAAAAATCTAAGTTTTTAGCTAAGATTAGAAAAGAAATGGATAAAAAGCATATTTCTTTAGACGCACTTTATTAATTCTTGTATAATAGAAGAAAAACAAAGGAGTAAAAACATGATTATTTCCATACAGGGATTGACTGATTCTACTATTGTGTTAAATAGTTTAAAGCGTTCTTTGGTAGGTAAAACCAAATTATCTAATATAGAAATTACAGATGATGAACAAATGCGAGAAATTATTAGTCTTAAGAATGCTGGCCTTTTGATAGATTCACAGTCCTTAGAGGCTAAAACCCAAAGAATGGAAGAAATAAAAATTAATCCTATAATAGAGAATGGAAATACCCCAATAGAGAATAAAAATAATACTTCAGTTAAGAAGTTTGTTAAGGCAATTGCTAGAAAAGAAGATAAAACTGACAATAGCGAAGTTACAGCTATGACTCTTAATGGTCCTAGACATGGGAAAATGTTAAGAAATATGACTGGCGATATCCCAGAAACAGATGCAACAAGAGCTTCAATTGAGGCATTAAAGAGATTAGAAGAAGAAGATTACGAAAATGAAGAGGAAATAGAAGTTGACGAATCTAATTTGCAAATGAATGAAAGAATGGGATTAGAAGCTACTGTTGGAACTGGAAAAGAAGCAACCAAAGTAAATATGAGAAATTCTATCCTTCTAGAATCAGAAGTTTCTGCCAAAGCAAGAGCTAAAGGGAAGAATATTAAGTTTATTAATTCTGTAGATGATAATTCTGATAGAGAGGCATTTATAGACACTGAAATAAACAATAAGATTAGCGATAATGTAAAAGGTGCTTTTATAAATTTAAATAATAATCCAGATATAGAAGATATTAGTGGCGATAAAACAGGCGAGTACTAGAGGAATATCTTATAAAATTTTGAAAATAGTATTATGGAAAAGAAACCCATAATAAAAGAATCAAGAACCTTTATGCCTGAAATAATTAGTCCGGGAACTGGATTAAGTCCGATTACGGATAAATCAGTTATTCCAGCTAACAATGTTTTTACCTTGCAAGATGCTTTAGAGGGTAAAAAATATCGTATACCAAGTGGTGGAGGAGATTGGTCTGAAATGTCTCCGCAAACATGGGGCGAAGATGTAGGCAAATCTTATAAGGAAGATGGTGGACAATATAAAAGAGAACAAATGGATATGTCTATCTTAGAGGGTATGCTTCCTATAGGTCAATTAAATATGGAAAAATGGAGAGTTAAAGTTCCCGGTGGAGCAAAAACTTTTTCTTCTTATTATTCTGCTCAGAAATATATATCAAACTTAAAAGACAAAGGGATATCTTCAATATCATTAACTAGAATTGCCCAGAATAATAAGGCTATAGTTATTGCAGAAGCTCTTGAAAAGACTTTTATGGTTGAAAGTATTAATGCACTAAAAGGAGTTAGAGAAATTGGATCTGCATTTTGTATTGGTCCTGGATTATTCTTAACTTGCGCTCATGTCATTTCAAGATATGATAAAAATAATAATGCTGCTAGAAAAGAAATGGAAAACGTTGGAATATCTAATAATATTCAAATATTCTTAATGCAAAATAATCAAAAATATCCAGCAGTTATTGAAAAAGTTAATCCAACATTAGATATTGCATTATTAAGGGCAGATATAGATGTAGAGCCTTTTGAATTAGATAATCGGCAAAGCATTACTATTGGGTTAGATATAATGGCAGTAGGAAGTCCGCATGGATTTGAGAATAATGTGACATTTGGAACAATTGGAAGTTTAAATAGACGAATTTACAATTATACAAATGCTCCAGACTATATATTTGTTGATTTATCAGCTTTCCCCGGCAATAGTGGGTGTCCAATAGTTAATATAAATAATGGGAAAGTAATAGGAATGTTGACGGCAATTGTTTCAGATGTTGGTGAGTATGGCCTAAATGCAGGATTATCATCTATCTATTTAGAACAATTTTTAAAAGATATTAAATAAAATAGGAGAAGAAAATGAGTACTTGGATGACTACAAATATGAAATGTAAATGTTCCGTTAACGTTTTGGTAGATATTTTGGTAGGACAAGGTGATGTAATGCAGCATTGGAAAAGCATGATAGGATCTGAATGGCGCAAGCATTTAGTTATTGATCCTAGTGGCGAAACATTAGTTAATGGACGAAAATGTAAGGTTGTTTTAAAAGGATCATGGAGATCAATCGGTTTTGCACAGGATGATGATGGTAATTGGACTATGATTGCAGACTCCGACTATATGAAAACAAAAGGCGGATTAAATATTCCAAATGTCGTTAAAACCAAGATTAAAGAAAGAAATTTAAAGGCATTAGCTGCAAAACTAGGTGCTACCCCAAAAATAACTAAAGCGGGCAATAAGGTTATTATAACTCTAGAAGTTCCTGATGAGGCAATGGGATCAGTAAAAGGAAAAATTCTAAACTAAGAAAGAGGATTAATAAAATGAAAATATTTAAATTAGCCGCAGCAGGAAAGGGAAAAAGAACAATCCAAATTACTCTTGATATGGAAAGTGGCAGTGCAGCCTATCATATTCTTGGACACTCTGAAGGATCTAGTTGTTCTGATGGGTTAGACCAAACACTAATAGATATGCTAGCCGAAGGTGAGGATAAGCTAGATTCAGGACTAACAGCAGAAGGACTAGAAGAAGCTACTAAACATTTAAGTAGAGTACAGGCTCCTACTGCTAAGACTCCACAGAAAGAAAAGTCAAAGGGTCTTAGAACTCTTGAAGATCTTGATCCACAAAGCACTCAAAGAGCCTTAGATAAAGGCTTTGGCGTTTAAAAAAGAATAGTTTGAAAAATAAAAGGCCAACGAGATAATTCTTCGTTGGCTTTTTGTTTAAAGGTTTTTTGTTCATTTTTTTGAAGTATAATACTATTATGAATTGGTATAAAAAAGCACAATCTTCTGAGCAATCAGAATTCAATTTTATAAGTAACGTAGCTACTATAAAAGATATTAATAGTGTTCAGAGAAATTTTTTCTTTAAAATATCAAAAAGTCCGGGAATTATTTGGCAAAACAAAGAAGAATTCTCTTATACTGATGATTCTGCCTTTAAAACCTGCATTGGGAACATTAATCTTCCAAATAGGGTAAAAAATAGACCAGAATACATGTTAAAAATGGTATATGGTAAAAGTCAAGACAAATACAATTCTTTTACAGTCACGCTTTTTAGCATTCTTGATAATAAACCTATATTTACTGTAGAGTATGATAAGAGTAAAAAACAATTACCTTATAATGAGGCAGTTAGAAGAATTTTAGCTATTTTTAGAATTCCATGGGGATCAAGATCTGCATTGACAGTTAATGATTATGAGGAATATATAGAAGAAGTAAGAATAGAGAAAGAAAGAAATAAATCTGAAAAAGAAAGACTAGCAGACACAATTGCTGAGCGAGAAGCCATTTATGACGAACAGACAACTAAATATGGATCATATGATATAATGGGCCTAGTCAGATTAACAAGAATGAAGAGTCGAATTTATCATGCATCGGTAATGAATTTATTTATTGTTAGACGTAGGGGACTTAGTGAGTTTTCTAGCTCAGCATTTATTCCTGCCTTTGAATACATTGATCTTGAAAGTGAAAATCAATCTAAGGTTCAACCATTGCAAGAAACATATAGAGAAAACATAGATGAGGTAAGAGTTATTTTAAGAAAAGCTATTGAATCAGCAAAATCTGAGAAAAAGTATGTGGGATCAGAAAATATAAATTATATTCCAGTTGATGCTACAAAGAACAACTGGAATTTTGAACTAAATAGACCTAAAAATTATGATATGCCTTCTCAGGAAGCAGAAGATAAAATTCCACAAACTCCAGAAGTAAAGCCATTACCACAATCAGAACAAGCTTCACAAGAGGATACAGACGAGGAAGAAAAGACTCCATCTTCAACGATTTCCCCAGAAATGGAAAGAATTAAGAAACTAAAGAGAATGAGAAACTTGTTTGATGAGAATATTGCTTCTAATTGGTATGAAGGGATAAAGAAAAATGCTCAAATGAAGATAGAAAAACCAACAGATTTCGATGGATATTTTTCTGGCAATATTCCCGAGCATGCTGAAAGATTTATAGGAACGTCATCTGTTGATGCCTCTCAAATTGCAGGAGTCTTTGGTGGAACAAATGAAGCTATTCAACTAGTAAATAAATATTCTGGAGATTTTCTCAGAAATATAGCATTTGTGTTTAATTTCTCTAAAGGCGGGGCTTTTGGCGTTTATGTTCCAGCCTTAGATAGAGCTATTAAAACTAATCTTCTTAAGAAGAAGTTAGAACAAAAAGGCTATATCATTAAAGATGAAAATAATATGTTGTTTGCCTATCCTAAAGATGATGCTATTGATCAAGCCAAGGTAGAAGAAGATATAGATTCACTATGGAGACAAATAGAAAGTGGTGGAGGAACAGCTATTGGTCTTAATATGAGCGGAATAATTAGTGCCACCAATCAAAATGTTAATAATATTATTGATGGGTTAAGAAACCAAGATCCTAATTTGCCTAGTGAAATCAAGCAAATTTTAACAAATGTTCTTGGGATATATCATTTAGCTGCAACAATTGTACATGAAGCTACTCACTCTAAGGGAGCTACAAGTGAAGGACCAGCAGAAGCAGAAGAAGCTAAATTTAGAGCATGGGCGCAAACCAACTATGTAAATTCAGAATATATGAAACGGCTTCAGAGTTCTAATTTAGAAAAATATTATACGCCTCTTTCTGTAGGTCACGAAACAATTCATGCTCAAAGTAACTCTTGGTATAAACAAGCCCAATTTCGTCCTCATATGTCTGGGTCTGTTTTAAGTGGACAGCCTACTGGCTCAGATATTCAAGGAAGATATCTTTCTCAATCTAATTTATCTTCTTTGCCTGATTGGTCGATGATTCTAACTCAACGCTCAGGCGACCCAACCGATAGAAGGTTAGAGATTGCAAGAGATAATAGACAATATCTTGCTCCTGATATATCTCAAAGAGACAATAGTATTGAAGAACAATTAAGAAAACAAACTAGAATGGATTCTAGGCCAAATGTAAAATTAATCATGGAAGAATTATTGGAGCCTAGCAGAGATGAATCTATAGGCTATACTTCTCTCGAAATGCTTTTAGAGAATAAAAGACCTAAGCCATTAATGATTCCTATTACAGAAAATCTAAAGATAGAGAATATTAAAGCTTTTTCTTATGATCCTTTTAAGAAAGAAGCGAGAAAAGCTGGAGATAGATTCCTATTTGGATGGTTTAATAATCTTGATATTTCAGATGGAAGCACTATTCCCGGATTAAGCGATAGAGTAATGGCTTGGGATGATAGAGATGAAGATTTTGCATGGAGTGATAAAGAAATTCGCAAGCAGCCAAGATATAACCCAGAATATGATGTCAAAGGGTTTTATTATAGATGGATTGAGCCTAGATTCCGTCCTCAGTTATTTGATGATATGACAAGAGATTATTCTCATACAACTCCAGCTTTAAGATTTGCACAAAAAGGACAATTAGATAAAGAAATTATTGATATTTTAAAGATTTTAAGAACTATAGAATATAGTATTCTAAATAATAAAATCAAGGCAAGTAGAATAGTTACAAATAAAGGATTCTCTGACTTTATAATTAAAATGATGCCCAAGGATGGAATAAGAGTCAATACATATGATATTCCTCCAAAAACAATTGGAGATTGGGAAGATGTTTGTGCAATTTGGCTTTTTTCAGAAGAATTAAGAGATACTTTAATAGATGATTGTGAATCTTATTTTCAAAATAATGAAGTAAAAGAAGAGCTAAAGAATATAGTAGAGAAGATTATTGGTATTAAGGAGAAAAGAGAGAGTAATATTAAGTCTATTGTATCTAATATTAAGCATATATGTAAGGAGTTAGAATATAGCAATTTTTATATTATTGGTGATTTGCCTAGAAGAATTTATCTTAATAAGGACTTTAATATTAATAAACTAGAATTTATCGCAAATAATCCAGATGTTTGCCAAAAGATAGGCTATGCCTTAATGGAAAAACTTGGCGTTAGTGGGGAAGACATTTATGAAAGTGCTCGTTTTGGCCTTTCGTTTGTATATAAAGGAATACAGCTAGATTTTAGTAAATCTGCTCATTATCCAAAATTAAATAAGCTTACTGAAGAATTAAATGAAGAACATTTAAAAAATAGCTTAGTCAGGTCAGCATGCAATAGAGATTTTACAATAAATACATTGGCTCTTAATATATGTGATAATAATATTATTGATATTCTTGGGAGAGCGGTAGAAGATATAAATAATAATACATTAGAGACTGTTTTAGATGCTAATGAAGTAGTTAAACTCAATCCGATGATTATTGTAAGAGCGATTAAATATAATATTGAGGGATATAATATTTCAGAAGATCTTATGGTTGCAATTATATCAAATTCAAATTTATTATTTGATGAAAAGTATAGAATTTACATAAATGAAAATATATCTACTTTATTTAATTGTAAAGATGGAGAGGAATTAAGGGATATTTTGAAGAAATTTAGATTAGAAAAACTAATAGGAGACTAAAATGCCATTGCCAATAGGAAAGACTAAAGATGAGAATAATGAGACAGGGTATTCTGGAATAGATTATTCTTTTTTAAAGAATATTGGTCCTGTTAAAAAAAATGGATTAGAGGTTTTAGCCTCTAATAATGATGCCGATCTTCTTGTAGAGATTTGGAATGAAACTGAAAAAGTTGGCGATGAAATATATAAGCTAAAAGAAAATTCAAAAATATCAAAAGATGACATTCAAAGATTAAAGCAGAGAGGGCTGATTTCTGAAGACAAACAAAAACTTAGTTTTACTAATAGAGCAAAAACTATTATTACTACGATGGCACTAGGAGAGAATAATAAGTTCTTAAAAGATCAGAAGAGTAAGAAATATACTGAAATTTTAGCAAGTATAAGCATTAAAGGAAAAACAGGATACAGAACTCCTACATATGCTGCTAATAATAACAATAATATCAGATTAGATTAATATGGCAAAAGATATAATAGCTATTCTTTCTAAATCACAATACCAAAAGGTTATTAATGGGCAATATAGTCTAGAAGTACCTTATGGTGTTAACTTGGCAAATAAAGCAGGATCTAGAAATTTATATTTCACTTGTGAAGACGAAGATGCTTATCAGGAATTAACTGAAGGCTTAGATACAAGTGGAATTTCTTGGCAAGATGTTTTTACTTTGGAAAAGGCAGCAAGAGAAAAATGAAAAAACTAAAAATAGAATTAGCTGATACTCCTTCCAAGAGGGAACTTGGATTAATGGGAAGGAAAAAATTAGCTCAAAATAATGGAATGCTATTTAAATTTCCAGAATCTAATGTTTTAAGTTTTTGGATGAAGAATACTTATATTCCATTAGATATTGCCTTTATAGATGAAAAAGGAACAATTACTCAAATAGAAAGTATGGCTCCTTTAAGCACAAGATCAATTCGTTCTAATAAACCTTGTAAATATGCATTGGAAGTCAATAAGAATTGGTTTAGAGAGAATAATGTAAATATTGGATTTTCAATAGTTGGAGAAGGCGTTACTCATAGAAATAAAAGAGAAATAACTGCCCAAGGCGGATTTATTAAGACAATTAAAGATTTATTATCAAGACCATTTAAAAAGAAAGAAGAACCCAAAAAGGAAGAAGTTAAGCCAAAAGAAACTCCTAAGGTAGAAGAAACTAAGACAATTCCAGAGAAAGTAGAAGAACAGCCAAAAGAATTAACTCCTCCAGAACAACAGCCAGAAGGAGGGCAATATCCTCAAAGCCTTTACCTAGAAAAACATGATGAAGAAATGGCAGATAAGGTTGATTGGTTAAGAGATTTAAGAGGAAAAATTCGTTTTGCTGATGAATTCAACCTTAAAATGGAAATTATTTATTGGACATTAAATGGACATATATTACCCCCTAGAAAAGTTATGCCTTTACCCGGAGAAGGTTATGTCATTAAAAGTGGGCCTAACGGAGAATTTTTAGTGGCTTTTGATATATCTTCAAATATATCTGGTGGGGATGGATGGACGATTAAAGGGAATCAACCTAAGAGCTTTTTATTAGATAATATTGTCAATTTAATAGTTTTAGATTATAATGATCAAGAAATAGATCCTAATAAGTTAAATGAATTTCGTGAAAGAAGTAGACAGGAAGTAGATAGATTAATGTAGAAATATAAAAAACAGAAGGATTTTTTTTAAAATATAGGAAATAAATAATTATGACGACTTTTAATTTAAATAAATTTGTTAAAAAAGCTTTTAATGATGATGGAAGAGGCTTGATGTTAGGGCTTTCTCGTTCTTGGATGAATGCTTATCGAAGTAAGCTAAATGATGGGATGAATCCTCAAGAGGCTTGGTTTTCTTGCCTAGAAGAATTTCAGAAAGATAGTGGGAAAGACTGGACGTTGAATCATGCCGCTCATGGGGATAAAAAATAAATAAAAATGTAAGAAGGAATATTTATTAGTTTTTGAGTATAACAATATCAAGGCACATAATAGAGTGCATAAGAACAAATAAGGAGATATAAAAATGGCTATTATTACACCAGTTGGTAATTCAGAATTTAATTGGAGTCCTAAGGGCAAAGTCCTAACTAAGACTGCTTCTACAGGCACCCAACAAGACAAAACAGATAAAGACGCTCTATTTGCTGCTGCAAAATCTTATCTAAGTGATAAGAAAGCTCAGATAGAGGCTACAGTTGAAGAGGGAGAAACTACTGAGATTTGCGCTCCTTGTCAGGAACCCATGGCTCAAGTTGGCGAGATTAGCAAGGAAGTTGGTACTGATGCCCAAAAGGCCGTTGCTGATCTTGTTGATAAAGCCAAGAAAGCTGAAGATCTAGCTGGCAAAATAGGACAGGCAGTAGAGAAGGTCGAGCAGGCTGTTCAGGAAGTTAAGGAAGTAGTTGGTGGTGACAAAGTTGTTCCTGAAGAAGTAGAAATCGAAATTGAAGACGAAGCTGAGCCAGTTGATGCAGATACAGAAGTCATTGTTGAAGATGAAAATAAAGACAATGGCGAAGAGATTGAAGTTGAAATCACTGATACAGATGAAGATAATGAAGAGGAAGAAGCAATTGAGCTAGAAGTCACTGACGAAGAAGAAGGTGATGAAGATAAGGAAGATGAAGGCGAAGGCAAAAAGGAAGATGAAATCATTCAAGAAAGCGGCAAGGCTTCTAAGAAAGTAGAGATGAAGAGTGCTTCTACTGATAGTGATGGAATGGTTAGAGTTGCCAAGCTTAGTCCTTCTGTCAAGAAAAAGATTTATGAATACTGGAAGAATGATCTAGGTTATATTCCAGACTTCTGTAAGCTTCTTGTTACAGATTATGAGAAGTAAGATATAAAATCTAAATATTATAACTCATATAATAAACAAACTTAAAAAGAAGGACGATTTTTGTCGTCCTTCTTTTTTTGTATAATAATAAAATGGCAGAAGATATTAATATTGAAGAAAATAATCAAAAAATCAAAAAGAATATTGATTTTATTTCACTTATTCAAAATAGCGAGCGTTTTCAAGAAACTAAAAAAGAACTTTTGGGAGCCATTAAGCTATCTTTAACAGGAATAACCAATTTAGTTGTAAATTATGAAGATCCTTGCCTTGTTGATTTTTTCTTGGATGATTGTTTTAAAAAACAAGAGTTATTTCGTAATACTACTAAAATAGATGCTGTCGAACTTCAAAAAGGTTCGCCCGGAGCAAGCAATAGTACAACATCTTTAGATGAACTTATTTATGGTAATTTTGAAACTGAAATTGATTCTAATGGAATGCCAACCTTTAAAATAGATTATCAAACTGGTAAAAGATTGAGAAAACCAGATGGATTTGTTTCTAGGAAAGAAGTTTTACTAAATGATTTTAAAGATAAATATCTGGTAATAAGAAATATTGATTATAGTCTAGATTTTTGTAAAGAACCCGGAAGAATAGATCAAAGAGCCTTATGGATTTTTGATGATTTTAGAAATGTCACAAATAGAAAGTCTTGTAGATTATTATTGATATCAAATATAAAATTGCAATTTCCTTTTAAGATAAGAACTATTGAACTTCCTCCAGTTGATAAATTTGGTGCAGATCATTTATTGGATAGTTATATCTTTTTATTTAATAACTACAAATATAAAGTTCTTATGAATCATTCTCATAGAGAACAAATTTTAAGAAAAGTTTCTGGTCTAACTTATCTTAATGCAGGTGATATTTTAGGATATGCTTTTTCTAGGTCAAAAGATAAAGTAGATGAAACAATTATTAACGGAAATGCATTAGTAAAAGTATTAAGAGATAAAATTAATAAGAATTTTATGGAAGATGGATTTGGACTCACGCAATTAATACCTAGACCATGGGAAGATTATATTTGTCCAGAGACTAGTAGTTTTACATATGATGTTAAAAAGATATTGAGAGATTTTAATGAAATTAGGGATTTGAAACAAGCCCAAGATCAAGCCTTAAAATCTTGTAAAGATGATTATTATTCTGAAACAATAGAAGCCTTACAAACTAGAATACCACATGTTTTAGTTCTTTATGGAAAGGGTGGAGTAGGTAAAAGTAGTTTTCCGATTCATTTGGCAGGATTATTAGGATTTGATGTATGGGACTTTAATATAGGTGCCGTACACTCAAAATGGGTTGGAGAAGGAGCAGAAAGAATGAGAGAAAGTTTGAAAAAAATTGCTAATGCCTCTCATTTAATCGTAAGGATAGATGAATATGATAGAGCCATTGGTGCTACAAATCAAGCTGGACAAGGAATGCATGAATCTCATAAGCAGGTTGAATCTGAATTCATGAATTGGTTACAAAATATTCAAGAAGAGAATGGGTTAGTTAAAAATAATATCTTTATAGTATTAACAACTAACCATAAAGAAAATATAACAGGCCCATTATTAAGATCTGGAAGAGCAGATTTAGTAATAAATATTGACAACTTTGATGCCAAATCTTTAAAAGAGACATTATTGACCTCTGCCAGAAGAATGAATAATAGAGGCATTAAGATTATAGGCTATAGTTCGGCAGAAACATTTCAAGAAAAGATTAATAAATTAGATTTAGATAGAATAGCACATATAGCGACAATTAAGGGGTTTACAGTTAGAGATGTTGAGACATTATTAGTGGAAATGGCTACATATGATTATTTCTTTGTAAAAACAGGGGAAGGAATCAAGTGGAATTCTGAAAATTTTATAAAGATCCTTGAGAATAGTCAAGGCTCTGTAAGAAAAAATGGAACAGGAGAATTAGTGTTAGGAGATAGACAATTCTTTACAGAAGAGGAAGAAAATAAAGAAGAACAACTTGAACTTCCTTTTCCCGTAAAAGAAAGAGGATTTATAGAGGGATAAAGGTAGGAGTTTTGGATTTATTTCAAGAAATAATAAAAGAAGTTAAATTTTATCAATATAAAAATTTAGGAAGATAATTATGTTTAAAATAATAGCTATAAAGAAAATTCATAATAATAAACTAAAGAAACAAGCAGCCTTAGGACATTTTAATGATGTTTTGGGAACAAAAGATGTTGCCAATTATAAAATGTTAGATGCTATTTGTAAGTTGCCCAAATATGAAAGATTATATTCTAAACTAAGATCAACAGGCATGGTAAATTTTGTAATTGGTACTGATCCTTATATGCCATTAGTTGAAATGCTTATGCGTTATGCTATTCCTCCATCAAACAATGAAGTTTATTATCCAGACGCAACAAATGCTAGTCTTCCAGAAGATTACTTCCAAGATGTTACAACTGATGATCTTCTAGGTAAAAGATTAACAACGGATTATCCAAACGTGGTCAATAATATTGATTCTCTTCTCTATGGACAAGAAAGAGTTGTTACTCCTAGTTGGTTAGAAGAGAAGGGATTTGATCTTTCTATTATTGACCAAATTTTTAGTCCAGATGGATCTCAAACGGGAAATAGCAAAAAAATAAAAGAATCTATTATAGAATTTGAAAAGAACCTTAAAGAGATAATGGAAGAATCGACAACTGCTATGAAAATGAGAGAGGCCCATAAAAGACTCTTGCTAGATAGAGAATATAAAGGAATAGAAATAGAACTAGAAAGAATTAACAATGCTATAGCAGCTAATACTGAACGTGCCAAGAATGTCACCTCATTTGACGATGATGGCAATCCTGTTAATGTTAAAGAAGTTAAAGAAAGATATGCCAAAATTAATAAGAGTCTTCAGGCAAGACAGAAAAAAATCCAAAAAATATTAGAAGATAAAAGAAATAATAAATTATATGAGTCACAGGAAGAGATTCTTCGTGACTTAACCAAAGAAGAATTAGCAATTTATAATGATAGATTAAGATTGCTTAATATGGATGAAGAGGCGGTTATGAATTCTCCTGCTGATCTAGAGGCTATATCCATTTTAAATAAAATAGAGGAAAAGCTACATGAAAATGTAAAGTCAACCATTCTTCAGCAGTATAGAAGAGAAAGAGGAGTCTGTATTAATTATTATAATATGCTTAGGTCTGGAAGAAGCGTTAATCTTCAAGAAGCCTTTGCTGCTTCACAATTGCCAGAAGAAGAAGCAGGACAGACAAAATTTTTACCAGCAAATTCCTTAACAGTAAGAGCCTTATTCGGCAGAACTGGACTATATAAGAATTTTAGTTTAGAAGATATTAGAGAAGGTGGATTTGCAACTTGGAATCCATTAAAATGGCTTAATGAATCTTATAAAGATTTTCGTGGACAAATAGATAGAGCAAATAGATCTCAAAGTCAAGAATCTATCATAGCAGATTTTAATAGAAGTCTAGAAATACTAAGTACAAAATTAGAAGAATATCAAACTACAGACGAAGAGTTAATTGGCATTAAAAATAATATTTTAGGAATTTTAACAGCTAAAATTAAAAATCCGCAAGGGCAAGAAGATCCTTCTCAGACAATTAGACTAATTCTAGCTAAACAAAGCAACATACAAGAAGAAATGAGAAAGTTTAATGCTAAAGCAAGTTCTCATGGCAAGACAATGGTTCTTCAAAATATGGATAGATGTGCTGTCATTCAACCATTTGATAGCAATAGATCCGACAAGAAAGATGAAGGCCAAGGCTATAGATATCAGCTACAAGATCAAAAAAGATTTAGTGACTTCTTTGATACTTGTGCCGCGAGAGATCTTAAAGCTATTGAAGGCAAATCAATTCCAGATGGAAGAAGAATTGTTTTTATATCCAATGAAAAGATTAAAATTGAAGGTGCCAAATATGCAGACTTAGCAGCATTCCCAGTTACCGATGAAGAGGCAAGAATTATTGTTAGGCATATGATGGGGCCATTTATTAATAAAATGGTTGATGCAAGACTTTATAGAAAACAAGAAGAGTTGGAAGAAGAGTATGAAGATGATCCAAATACTCTTGTTAGTGAACTCGAAAAGGCAAAGACAGAATTTGAAAAAGAAAGAAGTAAAGGGACAATAGATTCTCAATCTAAAGATGTGGTAAATGCTTTAGTTAATGCAATTATTGGATTAAGTCAAAAAGATGCAATTGATCTAGTAAATAAAACTATAAGTGAAAATCTTCATGGATTAAATGAAACCCTTTATGATGAACAAGGTCAAAGAATGGGCATTTATTTTGATGCAGATACCGCCAAAGAAAATCTAGTTAAAGAAACAAATGAGCGCAAAGGCCAGACGATGGGTATTGTTGCCAAAACTCCAAGAGTTAAATTTAAATCATTCATCTATAATAAGAAAGGTGGATGGGGTGAAAAGATGGAGGAAATTAAGACAAAACTTCTCATTTTGAGTGAAAATGGGGAAGAAATGAGCAAGATAGCTAAAAAGATTAAAGAATTAACTAGATTAAGGGATTCTGCAAAAGATAAAGCAACAAAAGAGATGTATAGTCAAGAAATTGTTGCTAGCAATAGAATGTGGAAAGATTTAAAAGCTCAGGCTTCTATTTTCCTGCAAACTGCTATTCCTCACTTTACAATTCTATATGGTAAACCGGGAGTTGGTAAAACTGTTTGGGGGGAAGCTCTAGCAGATATTATTCAAACAGTTGGCGAGCCTATTTCTTTATATTCTGTAAATGTTGAACAGACAAAGAATAAATGGCTAGGAGAAACAGGAAGACTTACCGATCTATTAATTGAACATATTGCAGATTCTAGAAACTGCATATATATCTTTGACGAAATTGACAGAATGTTATCTCAAGGCACTAGTGGAGGCGGAGGTGGTGGTGCCGCTCAAGAAACTCATGAAACAACAAAAGAACAAGTAAAGAAATTCTTACAATTCTTTGAAAGAGATAATCAAGAATTATTAATCAATAGAAATATCTTCGTCATTATGACCACTAATAATGTCGCAAATCTCGATAACGCTCTAAAAAATAGAGGACAGATGGGACAAATGGAAGTTCTACCTCCAGATGATCCTTCAGAATTTGTTAGATTCTTAAATGAATGCATTGATGATGAAGAACAAGCTAGACCTAATCATCCTTGGCTATCACAACCTAGCTTTGGCAATACTCCTAAGCAAAGATGGGATGTTATTAGAAATATCCTAAGAGAAAACAAAGTAGATGTTGATGCAATTGCTAAAGCTCTAGTAGGTAAACACTTAGGTGTTCGTTCAATTGTAAACTTAGTAGAAATGATGTTCAAGGAATATGATTCTTATGCACAATGGCAAGATAGCTTAAAGAGAGGAGTAAAAACTCCTATGATGGGACTTCCTTTTACAACTGAAAACCTATTAGGGGCAATCAATGAATCACTAGTAGATAGAGAAGGCAAGGATAAACTAGGTGTTGGAGACTATGCTACAAAGATTCATAAAGAAACTTCAGAACTATTAGCTTCTAAACCATTGGAAGAAGTTATGGTTCCAGATCCAACAGTAGTTCAAAAAGATCCTAAAAATCCAGTAATGAGAAAAGTTTATCGTTTGCCAAAAGAGTTACAAGAACTTGTTGATGGTAAAGCCCCTCTGAAAAAAGAAGAGGAAGAGGAAGATCAATATGGAGTGGTTACTATAGAAGTCCCTGATCCTAACGATCCCACAAAGACAAAACTTGAAAGAGTTCCTGTTAAGAAAACTAAGACAATGCAAGATCTTAAGGATGAAGGAATGAAGGAGGATCAAGAAGAGCCAACCGCAGAAACCACTCAAGAAAAAATAACTCCTCCAGCTAAGACTCCAGAAAAACCTAAAAAGGGAGAAGAGACTGATAAGACAAAGGTTAAAAAGCAGGAAAATAAACCCAATTTACAGAATCAATCCACTGATAATGTAGCTCGGGCAACGACATCAACTGATTATCTATATAGCTTCTTAAAGAATAAAGGAATTATACAAGATGATAAGTTGGTTGTTGCTTATAATAATACAATAGCTGATAAGGGCCTAAAGAAACTTGATAATGAATTAAAAAATAATCAACAATTGTCACCTGAGAAGGCTGAGGAGTTTAGAGAGATAATAAGAAGACTAGATGCTGATAAAAAAGCTAAGGATTCAAAAGCCTTTGATAAACTAGAAGATGTAGGTGTAGGAATGTTCTGGAATGGACAATGCATGGTTGCCCCAGTAGAATTATTTGATATGACAGAATCAGAGCAAATACAAAATAAGCAAAGGAAATAAAATATGACAATATTTAAAATGGCTAATGAACAAAAAGCACCAGCATGGCCAATTAATGCTACAGCTAGTCTTGAAATAGAAAATATTTCTCCAATGGTTAATACAACCTTGGCTAGTTCTATAACAGAAGAAGTTATTGCTAAAGAATGTGACAAAATAGAAATTTGTGCATCTAAAAATGAATCTTATTGGTATAATTCATCTTGGGATAAAGAAGTAATAAATCATCTTAAAGAGTATGCCCTTGCTTGTGGGCTATCTCAAAAGAATTTTAGATGTGCTAATATTACTACAAAAACAGCAAATATGGGAGAAACTATGATTAAAATAGCATCAAAGGATAATGGTAAAGTAGATCAACTTAAGAATGCATTAGGCGATCCTTTTAATTTAGATAAAAAGTTCGCTTCTGAGGAGCCAAAGCAAAAATGGCAGATAATTTCAAAAGAAGCCAAGATGAAAGAAGCTCCAAGTCTAGTAAATAAAGCTATTGTTCCAGTTAGAGGAGGAGAAAATTATAATCTTAATTCAGATACTAATCCTGCTAAAAATCAGAATAGCATAACTAATCCAGATGCTATTAAAAACTTAGTAGAAAGTAGCGAACAAGATACTAGCATTAGACTTAAGATGGAAAAAGCTGAAAGAGAACAAGCAAGACAAAAAGAACGTCTAAGCCAAGAGACTGAAATGATCAATAATATGATTCATCGAGATATTATTCCTAAGGGATTAGTATTTCCAACAGAATCATTAAATGCTCAAAATGGATTAAATTCACCAATGTCAGAAAGAATATCTTCAAGATTTGATAAGAATATGATTCCCGATAAGACTGCTGGCGAAATGTTAAAGGAACAAAGCCAACAGTATAAGAAATCTATTCAAAGAGAAAGATTAGAAGATGATCCTATGCAAATGAGTAGAGAGGCAACAAGAACTGTTTCTAGTATATTGGCTAAAGAACTAGAAAAAAAACTAAAGGGGAAATAAGATGGAATTTTTTACTAGTCCAGATGATCTAAAGGGTTGGATAAAATCCAGAAAGACTAAAGATGAGGCAGCTTCTATGCTTGTCAATATTGTTAATCCAATCGATCAACAGAGAGTTAAAGATACTTGTAGACAAATATTTGAAACAAAAGAAGATGAAGAAGCTGATAAGGTTTCTACTATTCTTTTTGGGGTATTGGCAAATAGTCTTAAGAAAACAGTTAAGGTTGCTCAAGAACTTGGCTCAGATGAATATGATCAAGAGGCAGGAGATGATGAATATGATCATAATGCAGGAGATATTTCCACCCAAGATGATATTCATTGGTATCAATACGGAAGACTATATGTAACTGGAACAAGATTACAACTATGTAAAAAAATGATAGAAGATGAATTTTATCCTAATGTCTTTGTTATTAGTGATCATGGTAATGCTCATTTAATTGACTTATCAAATGAAATGGAAATTGCTATGCAAAAAGGCAATAATGTTGATACAAATGTAAAAATGGCTCAAAGCACCTCAAGACAAAGAAATGGATGGGTAAGAGGAATGAGAAACAAATGGAATAGAACAGTAGATGGATTTAATGAGGGAACTCCTTGGAGAATTGACAGAGATAAATTCTATAATTTTACCCATTATTATACTGATGATATTAAGTTTGATGAAGATCCAACTAGAGTATATAGTGGTGAAGCTATTTGGCGTATGTATGTCATGGATAAATTTACAACCGAATATATGAATAAAGAAGGCAAATGGGTTGGTGGATATATTAACGATAGATTCTATGTATTCCCTGATGCTGGAACACCTGATAATCCCGATGCTCCTAGAGATGGTGGAAATCAAATGGGATTAATCCCCGGCGAGAGAACAAGACTCCCAAGACCTCATCAATATTCTACTGAAAGAAGATTAGAAGAAGCAAGAGGCAATAAAACTTCTGATATTACTGTAAATGCTTCTGCTAATAAGACAATTAAAATAGCTTCTCATGTAAGTCAAGAAAATAGACATAATGATAATGTTTATAATATCTTTAAGGATGTTTTAGATATGTCAGAGGCAGGCATTGATTTTTCAACAATGCTAGAAGCAACTGCAAAACATTATAATACTACTATCTTAAAGGTTGCTCAAGTTTATAAGGAAGCTAAGAAACTAAGAGATAGACACGAAGGACTAATGTATAGCTTTGCTACAGCCACCACCTTAGGAACTTCCATTAGTGTTTCTGACACTTGGTTTGTTCCTGAGACAGTCAAGGCATTAACAGAGAATAATGAGCCTTTTGTAATTCCTCCTAATTCAACCATTAGTATCGCAAAAGGATTTGATACATCTTCTTCTAAATCAGAATTAAGAGTTCAATTTGAAGATAAAGTTTTAAAGGTTCCTAATTGGCAACGTATTGTGGCTGAACCTATTGGGGATGGAAATAGAATTCAAGAAGCGGCAGATTCATTGGGATTAAATGAAACAAATATTGCAAATAATCCTGCAACTCCTGCTGTAGCTATAAATCCAGAAGAAAACTTTAATGTAACTGATGTCTCAGAGGATAATGTTTCAGAAAAGAATATATAATAAAGTGATAATACAAGTAAGATAAATTGTATAATAGAAATAAATTATAGAGGAGATCTATGTATGGCGGACCCACTCATTCAAACTACTAATTTATCTGAAACATTTCAAGCCTTAAGAAATAGAGATCCATTAAGAGTTCAAAATACTATCGTTCCAGAGAATCCGGGTTATAAACCTATTCCTAGAAGCAATTATGCACCTTCAGCATTCATAAATGTTGGGGGAAATATGAGAACTGCTTCTGCTGGAGGTGGTGGAACTATTTATGGTCAACCTTCTTTCTTCTCTCCAGTTCATACAAATATTAACTGGCAAATTCCAAGTAAGAGACTTGAAATTTATCAATGGATGGTAATAAGTGGGCAAATTCTAGCAGAAGACTATACTTATCAAAATATTGAAAGCTTTGAAGTATCTGGAAATATCTCCGAAGACTCTATCACTAATGGAATATTATATGAAGATCCTATTTCTCCTTCTATCCTTTCAGGAGATGGAAATATTAGAAAGCCTGTAAAATGGGGAGAAAGAATTTGTAAAGATAAAGAATCATATAAGTTTTCTGCAATCGAACACTGTAATCATTTTTCAGTAACAGAAGAACACAATATATTTGTTTTTGACAAGAAAGTTAATTCGATTGTGAAAAAACAAGCGAAGGATGTCTCTTTTAATGACTATCTATTAACTCCTTGTGTTCCGTTTAATAACCAAGAGACAATTGGAAATAGTAAAGCATGGCTATTAGGATTATGTATTTCAAAAATAGCTAGTATTTCATCTGTCTATGACCTACCTACTTTCACATCTATTTTAATAAAAAAGAATAAGACTACCATTACTCATTCTCAGTTTAGAAACTATATTGTTGGACAAACCAGCAAAAAGAAATTTACTAAGAATATTTTTAATCTATCAGAAAAAGAAATTCTTAATGTCTTGGCGGGATATTTTGATTGTGATGGATATTATGATTTCAAAGAAAATACTCTAAATGCAACTAGTTATTCTAAAGATATTTCAGACCAAATTTGGTGGATGTTGATCCGCTGTGGAATAAAGGCAAATATAACTTGCAAGGATAGCATGCACTTGATTTCTGTTTCATATGCAGATATTGGCAAATTTAAAAAATATATGCAGACTGAAAGAATTCCAGAAAATATTTCGATAAATTCAAAACAAGAAAAACAAGAACTTAAATTCTTTAAAGAGCAAAATGGAATAAAATACTTTTGCCAGCCAATCAAGGAAATAAAGAAATTCCTATATTCTGGAGTTGGCTATGATATGCAAATAGATCCTGAAAGATCTTATACTCTATCAGGTTTTAAAGTTTCTAACTGTAGATTCTTTTATCAAAATGAACCTAAAGTTGGTTCTTCTATTGACTTTTATTCTTTATTTCCAATGAGTAATTGGGAGCATGAATGCAGAGATCAAAAGATTAAAAAACACTTTGATAAACTTAAAATAAGATTAAAACTACCGTACTGGTGCCGATTAATTAGCCATGAAGTTCATCTTCTTGGAGATTGTTTCCCAATGGTAGAAATATCTTGCCCAGAATGTAATGGGTCTGGAAGAATTGGAACTGATATTTGCGAACATAATGGTGGAACTGTAAAAAGACTAATTATTTTAAATCCAGACTATGTAGAGGTACTAACCAATCCACTTAATCCAGAGCCAATAATTGCCTTAAGACCAGATGAAGAACTAATAAATATGGTATCAAGGAAAATTCCCGGATATGAAAAATTATCACCTGAAGTAATTAAATTAATTGCTAGTGGCCAACCTATTAGACTTGATAATCGCAATGTTTCTCACCTTAAATATGGCGAATGTGGATATGAAAAATATGGAATTGGTATGGTAAGAAGATTATTTCCTACTCTTTCTTATAAGACAAAATTAATGGTTGCTCAATGGATTGTTGCTGAAAGATTAATAGTTCCTATTAAATTAGTTAAAGTAGGTAGTGATGAACGTCCTGCTGGCCCAGCCGATATTGCAGCAGTTCAGGCAAGCGTAGCTGCAACAGCCAATGATCCTAATCTTGCAATTATTACTCACCATGCATTTGATATCGACTTCGTTGGCGCTTCTGGAAAAATCTTAACATTAAATAATGAGTTTGAATTTATTAATCAAGAAATACTTGATGGTATGATGATTAATAATGCATTATTAAACGGCGAAGGCCCTAATTTTTGCCTGTCAGATGATTCCAGAATATTAACTAACAATGGATTAAAGTATAGGTCAGAATTAGATATTGAAAAAGATCTAATAGCTACTTTTAATAAGGAAACAGGAGCATTAGAATATCAAAAGGCTATCAAAAAGTGGGAATATAATTATAATTCTGTTGATGGAAAAGATGCTCCGATGAAACATTTTTTGACCAAGAGAATCGATATGTTAGTTACTCCAAACCATAAGATGCTCTGCGCTCCTAGAAAAATTTCATTTAAAAAAGAAGAATATGGCAATTGGCAAGTAATGGATGCTTCAAAAGTTAAAAATCGCTATAGATTTAGAGCTTGTGTTGATAAATGGAATGGAACAACGGAAGATAAAGGAGAATATTTTGGGATAAAGACTCCTGATTTCTTAAAAATTGTTGGATGGTATGTTAGTGAAGGATGGAAAATAAAAGATGCAAATACTGGCAACATTTATTCAATAGGAATCGCTCAAAGTTCTACAGCTAATAGAATTACATATGCTAAAATGAAAAATACTTTAGAGGCTAATAATATTTTTCATACTCTTCCATCTAATCTTGATGCTTTTATTATTTCAAATTCTATGAATAGAGAACTTGTTCAATATTTAGCAAATAATACTGGAGATAAAGCAAATACGAAGTGTCTTCCATATGAATTAAAAAATATGGATTCTAAAAATCTAGCTATTTTACTAGAGGCGTTGGTAGATGGAGATGGCAGCGAAAGAGATGCAACAAAGAAAAAGCCAACAGATAAAAAATGTTATAGCTATACAACCGTTTCAACACAATTACGAGATGACGTAATAGAAATATTGCTTAAATTAGGATATAGTCCAAGATTTACTAAGATTATGTTTGATAGTCCAAATCTACAAACGCAATATACGATAAGCTGGTCTGACAAAGAAAATATTGGAAGATTTCCAACGCTAACTTCTAGAGATATGGCTACTGAGTCACAAACTAGCAAACAAGTTATTTTTGATGAAGATTATGTAGGTAAGGTTTGGTGTGTCGAAGTTCCAAACCATTTTATAATTACTGAAAGAAATGGCTTATTTGGCGTTCATGGGAATAGCGCAGCAGCAGTTGGTATTGAAGCAATGATTCAAAGATTAACTACATTTAGAGAGAGTATTACTTCTTGGCTGATGGAATCAATTTATATTCCAGAAGCTAAAAGACAAGGATTTATTGACGAGGATGATGAAGGGGAAGAGATAGAATATATTGTTCCTAAAATTAAATGGAATTCAATGCATTTAAGAGATCAACAACAATATAGACAATTTGTAATTCAATTATATGAGAAAGGATTATTAAGTGCTCAAACAGTATTGGAAGCCTTTGATTTTGATCCAGATCAGGAAATTGAGAGAAAGAAATATGACTCACTACAAATGATGGCATTGGGTCAAGGTCAACAAGGAGAAGCAGGCGGTTCCGGTGGAGGGGGCGGTGGATTAGGAGGATTAGGCGCAATGCTTGGTGGTGGCGGTGGAGGAGGCGGAGGCGGAGGCGGAGAACCCCCAATAGCCCCCGGTGGAGATATGGGCGCACCATCTGAACCTGTTGGCGGTGGTGTAGGTGGGCCTCCAATTTCAAAGGCATCTTCTGTTACTGCTGAAGTAGCTGATCCGGGTCAATTTGGTGGAAAAATTCTAAAACAAAAGACAAGAGCCAAATTTCTTAGTGATCAAATGAGACAACAAAGACATGAAACAAAGGCAAGTGAAATTTCATATGAAAAAGGCACAGATGGACAAATAAGAGATGAAAAGGGAAGAATTGCCTTTACTGGAGCAGAAAGAAAATTAATAGGCCCTCTTAAACAAGCTCAAAATGATGGACTATTAGGAAATTTAGTAATTGTTCCTCAATATAGAGTGCAAGCTAATGGGGAAGAATATGTTATTGACTTTGCTTTCCCTCAACTTAAGGTTGCAGTAGAAGTAGATGGAGAAATCTTCCATACTGCTCCTAAGCAAAAGGCTAAAGATCAAGAAAGAGATAAGTTATTGGCTCAACAAGGCTGGACTACAGTAAGATTTTGGGATACAGATGTAGATAAAAGAATGCCTCAAGTAATACAAAAGATTGTTAAGACTGTAATGCAAAAACAAATGTATTTCCAAAATCAAGTTGCTCAGGCAGAAAAGAATCAAAATAATTCGCCTGCTAATTCTTGAAAGGAAGGAATATAATTATATTTTCTTGAATTAAAAAAGGTATTTTCAATTGAGTATCGGATTAAATAGAAAAATGTCAAATATACTTATATATGCCAGAGAAAAGTTAGTAGAGAAAAAGATAATTTGGAAAGAGAAATATACTGTTAAAACATCTTTCTTAAAGAAGCAATTTGCTGCTGTAATAGGATCTGGAAGTTATTTTCGTTTTGAGGGAATGTCCTCAGAAGGAGATGAATATTATTGTATTATTGGTCCAGCAAATATTCATGCTCCTAAAGAGAAATTCTTTGCTGGAGTAAGAAAATTACCAGCTACTTATTCTGCCAGTGGTAAATATTTTGATAGCATGGATAGTGCTGCTAAATATGCTTTTGAAACATGGGGGGTTCCAATTCCTGCCAAAATGAAGCCCTATACATCTGCCCAATTATACGATATTAAATCGAGAATAAAGAAATGGAAAGAGGAATATAAGGAAGAAGAACCTGATAGAGATGCAGCTTTAGATTCAAAAGATTCAAAAGATTCAAAAGATTCAAAGGGTTCTTATAAGGAGTAAAAATATGGTCACATTTAATTTATTAAGAGATTATTTATTAAAGGAAGCAATGGGAATTGCTGGTCGAAAGGCTCGCCATTATAAAGAGCAACCCGATTGGTTTTATAATCTAACAGATATTATGGATGGTAGGGCTAGAGAATGGAATAAGTTAATAGAAAATAGCATGCCTATAGATCCAAGTCTTCCAACTAGAGAAGAAAGAGCACAAATGAGTTATTATAATAGAACTCTAGCTAATATTAAACGCGAATATTTTGAACGTATTTCTTATTATATGACCAAATATAATATTTCAATAAAACAGGCTCAGAAACTATATTGTGTTCTTATAGGTTTTAGAAGTGGAGAAGGTCTTTGGGCATTAGCATTAGGACCGTATAGATGTCCAAAAGACGAAAGAGCACTTGCCAGAAAATATATCGCAAGCAAAGGGATTCCAGCAACTCCTGATGCTCTTTTAAAGGCTATTCAAGAAGATTATCCAGAAATTGCCTCTATTGAAACACCAAAAGAAATCGGGTATGCGAAAATTAAACAGCCTACTTATACTAGAAAAAGTACCGAAGAAAAAACAAGAGATGCACTTTTAAGATATAGGGCAGATATGCTTAATTTATATGGTGGATTTGTTAAAAAATATGGTCAATTAACACCTGAATTAGTTAAGTCTCATTTAAGTAAGTTTGTTAATAAAATATTTGAAGCAGTAATTTCAAACTTTAACATTCCATATATGAATGATGAGCAAATCGCCCAAGAAATGGAAAAACAAAGGCGCGGAGATCCAACTGCAATCCCTAACTTTAATCCTACAGAATACAATGCAGAAGCAGAAGCCTTGCGTAAAGAATTAGAAGCATCAATTTGTAAAAATGGCGATGATCTTCAATATACTACCAAGGCAATGCCATTAAATGCTCCTACTTTTGGAGAACTTGGAGCAGAAGGAGAAGAATCTCAAAAGAAATGGGAGTCTATAGAAATTACAGGTATTCAAAATTTCTTAGGTTCTAATGGCCGTGCTGTTGGCGAACAAGTTGCTCCTCTAGATGGACCTGCCGAAGTCGCTCTTAGCGCAAGAGGTATTTTGAAACTTCTAGAAACATGCTTTAGACATAAAGGGCCACAAGCACAAGCAATTTTTGAACAAGCGATGGATAAAGCTGCTGCCCAAATGAGTATGACTAGAGAACAATTTGCTAGAAGTCTTGAAGAAGATATTGATTATGTAGGAATGAAAATTCTTACTAGGACAATAAGCAATATGAAAGCAGATCTTATTAAAAAAGGCGATTTAGCAACTGCTTCTTTGCTTCCATCTAAATGTACAGTTACTGAATTTAGATATCCCGGAAAAGCAGGACAAGTTACATATACTGCTCTTAAAGTTCCAGAAGATAAAGAAAGAGATCTTGATACTAAAATTTTAGTATTAACAGCTATTAAAGAATTAATTGCCTCTAAAGCCGCTGGTGGGCAACAAGTTAAAGAATCTGATATTACTCCAGAAAGCATTGCTAGTTATTGCCAATTAATAATTAGAAAACATCCTCAAGTCAAAGGCAAGGGAGAATTTACCCCAGAGAGTGTAAAGGATCATTTAGACTTAATTAAATCTGAACTTGCAGAAAATAAAGCAAAAGCAAAGAAAAAGGGGAAAAAGACAGAGAAATATACCTATTCTGGAGCATTGCAAAAGGCAATTGCTACGAAAAGATCTCTTATCGAGGAAAAAACAAAGCAAGAAAAAGGCCTTCGTGATCCAAAAGAACTTCTCCTATGGGCAAATATTACTTGGGCTGGAACAGAAGCTGAAAATATTATTCCTGCTACAAGAGGTAGAATAAATAGAGCTATTGATGAAAATACTTTTGGTTCTCTTACGGAAAATATGGACCTTCAATTAAATTCTACTGTATTATCAAAAATGGCTATAGATGCAAAAGAAAAAAGAGATAAGGCTCCTACTCCTATATCCCTTGTTGAAGCTGAAAAGGTTAATCGTGCCTTAGTTGAGCAATATATCGGAAAGATGTATGGTAGTATTAGTAAGGCCCCACGAATGGATATTCCTACTATTGAAGATAAGGCTGAAGCAGAAGATAGAGCTGAAGCAGAAGATAAAACAGGGGAAAATTCAACGATGGATGAGGATGCAATTGTTCCAGATCTTATGGACGATTTAGAAATGCCTGAAGAACAAAATAAACCTGTTAATCCAAATCTTCGTAAGAATCAAGAAACTCCAGATCCTGAATTAGATGAGATGGAGATTACAGATATTACACAAGATGTTCCTCAAGTTAAAAGACCTCCTAGAAGATCTATTCCAACTCCTTCTATTACAGAACCAGAACTAGAATTAGATGAGATGGATTTACAGATGGATGAACCAATAATTCCTAAAAATCCTAAAAATCCTAAAAAGAAAAAACCAGCACCTACTCCAGAGATAGAAGAGGAGGATGTTCTTAGCTATACTATTAAAAACCTAGTAAAAATAGCTAGTGATTTAGATGACAATGGAAAGTTTGGTGCCGCAGAGGAAATTCATAAAATAATTAGAAAATATATAAATAGATAAAAATTAGGAAAAAAACATGTTAAGAAAAATAGCTTTATCATTTTCTAATGTTACTCCAATAGAAAATAATGGTTCTAATTATATGATGCGGACTGCTGCTTCTGGTCGCATTAATATTGATCCTTCTAGTGAGGTATCTAAGATTGTTTCTGCTGAGATTAAAAAGCATCCAAATGCCTTATTTTTCGAAGCAAAAGCTATTGAAGCCAATAAGATGAATTCTAATGGAGATTATTTCTCAGAAGAAGAACTTGTAAAAGCTTATAAGACCTTTGAAGGAGTACCAATATTTACAAATCATAATAATCAAAATATTGAAAATGCTAGAGGAAAAGTAATTTTTGCAAGATGGAATCCCTCAGATAAATCAGTTTATACAGTAGCTTTCGTAGATAGAGATGCTTATCCAGATATTTGCAGAGGTATTGAAGAAGAATACGTGAGTGGTGTTTCGATGGGTTGCAGCGTTGAATATTCTGTATGTAATATTTGTCATAATAAGGCCGAAAAAACAGAGCAATATTGTTCTCATATTAAAGAAAAGAAAGGTAGAAAATTCAGTGGAAAAGCAAGAGATGTAATAACTGGAGAATTTAAGACATTTAAAGATCATCCAGTTTATGAGTATAATTATGGCCTTAAGTTTATTGAATTAAGTGCAGTAGTAGATCCTGCTTGCCCAACATGCCATATTCAAGGAATTATTCATAATGATGATTTTCTAACAAAAGCTGCTAACCTTGAAAATACAGTAAGAGATTATCTAGTTAAGACAGCTTCTTTAAATAAAACTGCTGGTCAACAAGAAATTAAAGACTTAGAGCAAGTTTTACAAACACTAGAAAATATCGCTATTAATTTAATTAAGAATAGAAAACAAGTAGAAATGGAGTTTTCTACTGATCTTGTAGAGATTCTTTCTAATTTACAAACATGGGTAGATGAACTAGTTGGTGCTGGTTATGGCAATCTTCAAGATAGTGGAGTCCCCGGAACAGCAGGCAATGTAGAAGAAGGACAAGCTCCTGCTGCTCCCGCTCCTGCTCCTGTACCTACTCCTAATACTCCTGCTGCTGGTGGGGCTGTTCCAACACCTATTAGTGCCGAAGAAACACCAGAAGCAACTCCTGCAACAGTAGAAACACCTGCTTCTGCTCCTGCTAAGTCTTCCGCATTAAAATTACCTAAACTACCTATTACGGCACCTATTAGACCAAAAGCCTCTCAAGAAGATAATATAATTCAAAAAGTTGCAGAAAATAATTGTTCTTGCAGTATAAGTAATAATAACAATAAGCTATCACAGGAAGAAATGTTCTTAAAAGTAGCAAATTTAAATGAAAAACTGAACAAAATGGGAGATTTAGATATGTCTAATATGTCTAAAAGAAGAACTTTAGCTGCTAAAAATGAGCAGAAAGAGAGAGTAATGCAAATTTTGTCAAATTCTTGGAAGGAAAAACAAGACTTTTTCGAGTATATAAAAGAAATGCCTTCTATTCAGGATAATGAAAATCGCCTGACGATAAGTAAGAAAGATGATTCTTTCATAATTGTCGCAGAGAATAAACTAAATTCTGAAGAAGATAGGATTGTTTGGACATATGAGGATTTGACGGAAGATGACAAAACAACAATTAAAAATTCACCAAGAGAAGCTTCTATTAAGTTATTAGAAACATTTGCAAGTCTAACCAAAAAGCAAAAAGAAGGAGAAAATATGGCAACCGAAATAAATAAGAGTGCAGGAGCTACCTCTGTGAATAAGGCTCCAGAAGTAATTACCGAAAAACAACTTGAGCAGAAAGATCTATATCATGCCAGAACAGGCGTTGATGCAGAACAAGTAACTCAAGCCCAGCTAGAAGCTAAACGTAAGGGAGAGCAGGAAGTTGTTACAGAAAAGCAACTTGACTCCAAGAGAGAAAATGCTACTCCAGAAGTTATTAGCGAAAAGCAACTAGAGGCTGTAAGAGAAAATACTGATGCAAATCAGATTACTCAGGCTCAGTTAGCTGATTATCGTGCAAAGTCTGAAAAAGACGTTATAACTGAAAAACAACTTGATGATATCTCTGCTCCTTGGGCAAGATCAGCTAGTCGTGATCCTAAACAGTTTAAGAGTGCCGCTGATCACATGGCTGCTGTTGTTGAAGCTGCTGCAAATACAATAATTACTGCCGGTTGCACCCCTGAGGAAGTTCAACTAGTTGCCTCTTCTATGGTAGATTCAGTAAAGAATCGTTATTACCTAGCAACTTCTATTCTTGAGCAGACTGAAGATAAGGAAGATATTAATTATGCCAAGAGAATTGCATTCTGGAACAATAAGAATCTAAAGGTTGCAAGTGCTGGAAAACAGCAAATTGCCGAAATTCTTGTTGGTGGACTAAGAAAAATTGCTACAGATTCCACAATTAATCCTGATGTTCTAATTGATGCTCTTGAAGTTGTCTCTGAAGAAACAGCAGTTCCAGTAATCACTAAGAAGGTCGAAGAGAAACTTGCTTCTACAAAGGAAGTAAAGAAAACTTCTCGTAAGGAAGAACTAAGAAATGCTCTTCTAGCTTCTACAGTTGATAAAGCTGTTGACTCAAAGAAACAGAGAGAGACAGAAAGAAAAGAAATTCTAGCTGCTCTTGAAAAAGGTCAAAAAAGACAAGCCAATAACATTCTTAATCCAAAAGGGTTAAATGGCGCTGATACTGTTATTGAAACAAATTTTTCTGAACTTGGAAGTACGAAAGAAAGCGCAACTTTTAAAAAGGATATAAGATCTTTTGCTAAAGGAGCACTTGCCTCTCAGAATATTAAGCTAGCTGCTGTAACCAATGTTACTATTAGTGGTGATACTATTCAGATTGCAGTCCAAACAGATGAAGGCGATCAAGAAGTAGAAATTCCTGTTGGCGATACAACTCAGCCCGAAACAGAAGAGATTGTTCCAGAAGGCGATATGACAGGAGAAGGAGTAGATGCTCTATCTGCCCTACCACCTGCCGCTCCCGCTGCTGCTCCCACAGGTGCCGCTCCCGCAATGGCTCCTACTATGGCCTCAAAGAAAGTAGCTCTTAAGAAAATAGCTCAGTCTCCTATGGGTGGTGGTGTTCCCGGTACTCCCGGTGGCGTAGCTGCTTCTGGCGCTCCTGAACAGGCTCTTCCGGGCGCTGCTCCACAAGGCGACGCAATCCAATCACTTACAATGGATGCCCCAGCAGAAGGGAAGGAAATTGCAGAAGACATCCCAACTGTAGGCGAGCAACAAATGCCTTGGACAATCTGTCCAGAATGCGGAACATCTGATGTTGATGTTACAAATGACAAAGGAAATATTAAGGGTACTTGTCAGAAGTGTGGTGCAGAATATGAGGCTCTTCTAAAGAAAGAAGTTGAGTTTAAGATTATTAAGCCTACCGTAAGCGTAGGTAAGACTCCGGGGAAAGGTGAACCAGAAGGTGCTGAGGCTCCAGAAGCTCCAGCAGAAGTTCCAGCCCTACCTGTAGCTGCCCAGACGAGAATTGATAAGGGTTCAATCCGTAGAATTGGTAGCAATGTAAAGGCGCATGGTCATGTCTGTCCTGCCTGTGGTAAAAAGAATTGCACAGCCTCTAAGGAAGATGATGGTCATACAGAATTCACTTGTCCTTCTTGCAAGACTGAAGTAGTAAAAGATATTCTAATTGCTGCTGCAAATCCAAAAGAAAGCTATCTAAGAGTCAAGTGGGATCTTAGACATGATACTAAGTGTCAAGGTTGCGAAGAAAAGGCTGCTAAGTTTGCATCTTCACTAAAGATGACCAAAATGCTAAAGGCCGCTACTCAGAATAAGGATTCTTTCCCAATGGCAAATTGTATTGAAAGAATGGCAAGAAGCTATGGTGGAAATACTGTTGCGACTTTCGGGCCTTGCAAGGGTAAGGCTCTAGCAGATTGCGTATGTAAGAGTCTCCAAAGACTAGCTTTTACAAAAGTAAAGGATATGATAAGACTAGCAGAAGCTTCTCTACAAAAAGACCCAATGGATGAATGCATTGCTGATCAGAAAAAGCAAGGCTATAATCTAAAGGAAGCAAGTGACATTTGTGGTTGCATTAAGAAAGCAAAAGCTTCTGAACATGCAGACAATATCTATGTCCATGCTTTTGGAAAGGATGTAGTAGCTGGTAAAGAAGATAGACTTACTAAATACGACCTAATCACTCTTCAAAAGATTGATCAGGAAGCTGTAGCCGCCGCACAAAAGAAAGTTGTAGCTGCTAAAGAAGCTGAGCTAGAAAAGGATATTGGCTCTGATCTTCCTGCTCTAAAGGAAGCCGAAGTTGAAGTAGAAATTGTTAAAGAAGCTAAGACTGATAAGGCTCCTGTAAAGTCAGAAGAGAAGAAAGAAGAGAAAAAAGAAGAAAAAAATGAAGTCAAGGAAATTTGCAAAAAGGAATGCGAATGTAATAAAGCCGATTGCGAAGAATGCAAGGCAAAAGCTGATAATACAGCAAAGGAGGTTGAAGCTATGGCAAGTCACAGAGTATTAAAGGTAGGAGAGGAAATCGTAAAGATTGCCAAGACTCCAACATTAGTAAAGACAATTGAAAATAATGTTGAAGCTGGCGTTCCTCGTAAAGATGCCTATATGGGCAAAGAAAAGGAAGCTGATTCTCTAATTAATAAGAAAATGAATAGCCCAAATGTTCCTCGTAAGGATGCCTATATGGGACAGGAACAATCTGCTAATTCTCTAATTAATAAGCCACTAAAAGGACCAGATGTACCAGTCGGTAATTCTCTAATGGGCGATGAAGTCAATACTCAAAAGGGTATGCCAGCCATTAATAATGAAATCAAGGGAACTGTTATCGCTGGAGACAAGAATGTTACAAAAGAAGCCAAGCAGATGAAAGTAGTTGATACAGTAGAAAAGGATGCCGATGTTCCTCGTAAAGATGCCTATATGGGCAAGGAAAAGGATGCCGATTCTGCTATCAATACACCAAATAAGGGACCAGATGTTCCTCGTCAAGAAGCCTATATGGGTCAAGAAAAGGATGCTGATTCTCTAATTAATAAGCCTCTAAAGGGACCAGATGTACCAATGAATAATGCTTATATGGGTAATGAAAAGGAAATTCAAAAGGATATGCCCGAAATTAATGACGAAATGTTAAAGGTTGTTCGCCAGCAAAGAGAGGATCAGGTTTCTAAGATAGCTAAGGCTAGAGAGCAACAGGCTACTAAGATTGCAGCATGGCTAATTGCTAATAACAGACTAGCCAATGATATGGACGCCTATGAGAGTGCAATTAAGGCTCTATCAACATTTGAAATTGATAAGATCGCTTCAGTAGCTGATAAACTCTTCCCTGTTAAGACAGCCGCTAGAGTCGCATCAACAGTCTCAGATACCAATGAAGCTGGTCATGCTATTCCTGCAATCATGCTAGAAAGCAAATCAGAAAGTAAAGGTCTTAAGGATAAGCTAGCTAGTGCATTCACAATCGGAAGTAAAGATTTTGATCAGAAGCTTACAATATATGGCTATCAAGGCGAATAAATATATTGAGTAAATAAATATAAAAAAATAATCAATAATTACATATTAGGGCTTGGGAAATAAAATTCCCAAGCCCTTTTTGTTTCTAAAAACATTAAAAACACCAATAAAATTGATTGTTTTGACATTTAGTGAAATATTTATTTTTTATAGAAGGAATTTCTTAATATTTTTAGAACAAATATACATAAATTGGCAATAATTCTCTGAGAATATAAAGTGGAATAAAAATGGAGCAGTAAGGACGGTAACAAAGAATTAAATTGATTGATATAGATGAGAAAGAAAATAGAGCAGCCAATAGGTAAACGAAAGTACAAAAAACATAATCTTAAAAGGAGATAAAAAAATGGCAATAATTCCAAATTTTTTCGTAGTTGCTGCTGAGAAAACAGTTGCTACAGGTCAGACCTCGATTCTAGAAGGTCAAGTTGTTTCTCTAGATTCAAACGGCAATGTCGTTCTACAGAGCAGCACAAACATTCAGCCATATGGTCTAGCTGGTGACTCAAAGAGCACCTCTGTTTCTTCAATGCCCGGAGTTTCTTCTGGCTGGCAGGGTCGCGCTTCCGATTACTATGATGAGACCAAGGCAAGCGGCAAGATGACAGTATATCATAGCGGTGGTGAGTTTGCTACAGATCAATTTGCTGCTAACGTAGCAAGTGCTAGCATTATGGCCCGCCTATATGGTGTTAATGGCGTTCTTGATACAGTAGATACCCATAGCACTTCAACTGTTGTTGCAGTTCTAACCAAGACTGCTGGAAGCTATCCTTCTGGAGTTCCCGGCGTAAACATTAACGGCGATGCAGCTCTTGCTGGTCAGTCCCCTAGTGGTACTGCTAACAACTACATCGAAATTAAGTTGTTAATCTAATAAATAAGTTTATAGGCTACTTAACACCCCTATAAGTTACAAAAAAAGGAGAAATAAAATGGCTATTGATAAGAGAGCAGTAAATGCAGAGAGAGAAGCCCTAATTGCACAGGCTCTAGAGACACCCGATGGAAGAGTCGCCCTTGCACAAGCAATGGTAGAACCTATCCGCCGCGCTCTAGAATACCAAGCAGTAGGTCGTAAACTATTAATGGTAGATGAACTACCACAAGGCGCTTATGCCCGTTATGAGAAGGACGTAAGACAGACCGCATTCGTAATTTCTCGTAGAGGCGCAGTACCAGATGGATTCACCGAAGGTGAGGAAATCCTAGTTCCTACATTCGAAATTGCTACGAACCCCACCATCCGTCTATCGGAAGTTAAGGCTCGCCGTTTCTATATTGTAGATCGCGCTCAGATTAAGGCTAAGGAAGCCATCCAGAAGGAAGAAGATCTTAACATCTTCAACGCTATTAACGCTGCTGTTACTGCGGCTAATACCGTAGTTTCTACTGGTGGCGCTCTAACCGTTCAGGCTCTTAATTCAGCTTTCGGTACAATTGAGCAGCATGATCTAACTGTTGGCAAGGTCGTAACACACGCTCTTCGTTACATTGATATTCGTAACTGGGGTAAGACTGTTTATGATGAGGCCACTCAGAAGGAAGTTCTTACAACTGGTCTATTTGGTCACATTTTCACAGCCGATATTCACGTATCGTCTAAGTGTCCATCAGATACAGTATTCCTACTAGCCCCCGCAGAATACGTTGGTGCATTCCCTGTTCGTCAGGACATCACCGTACTTCCCGCTGACGATCCAAAGAAGCTTCGTTTGGGCTGGGTAATCTATGAGGATATTGGTATTGTAATCATCAACAACTATGCAGTTGCCAAGATTACAGTTACTGCTGGTTCCTAAGATTGAATAAAGTTTCAAATTAAACAAGGAAGAGGGTTGAAAAACCCTCTTTTTTGTTTTTCTATTTTTTGAAAGAAATAGGAACATCTATCTTTATCCACATTTGAGGAGTAAAATATGATACCTCCAATAGTTAGCATTACATCTGATGAATTAACCAAATCATCCAGTTATGTTAATCAATGTGGTGAAAATCCTAAAAGATTAACTCTTATCTATTGGTTTTATATCGGTCAAAATGCTAAAGTCATAAAAGAAAAAATGTTAGAAATACATTTAAACAAAAATTTTAAAGATGGTCTAACTCCAGCGATTCCAATTATCGAATAAAAATTTGCCAATAGCGATAAAACTAAAGGAATAAAATAATGTTTCTTGAATTATTTTATATGAGAATATTTAGAATATCGCAAGATAATCAAGAAGAGGAAACGTCTCCCAGTGAATTATTGAAAGACTTTCTAAAGAAGAATATAGAAAGATATTGTCAATATTGCGGAGAAGTAAATCCTAAAGTAATTAAAGATCAATATGGATTTAAAAAATGTAAAAACTGTGGTGGTAAAATTCAAATAAGACAAATTAAAAAGGAAGAGAAGATATGAAAATAAAGCTAAGTAAGAGTCAGTGGGAAGAAATGGGTAAAAAGGCAGGTTGGTTCAAAGAACAATCTGTTACTTCTAAGACTGATAAAAATGATCCTAATTTTAAACAAAAAAAAGAACAATCTGTTACTTCTAAGATTGATAAAAATGATCCTAATTTTAAACAAAAAATTGAAGATGCATATTTTCGTGGTTGGGAATCAAAAGAAGAACATATAAAAGGAGAATGGATGATGCTGAATCCCGAGATAAAGAAGTTTCCAATTGGGAGAGCTTTTTGGCGTGGGTGGAAAGATTGTTCTCCTCATAAACCGAAAGTTATTCCCGATGATTTAGCGGATTTTGCTTTATCTAATTCGCCAATAAAATTCTAAAAGAATATGAATTCAAATATCAATATCACCTCAGAAGAAAAAGAGCTTTTTAATATTCTAAAAACAATTATTAGAGAAAAAGCTCCTAATACTACTTTAAGAATTGCTGGAGGATGGATACGAAATAAGCTTTTAGGGAAAGAAGCTTCTGACATTGATATTATGGTAGATAATTTAAGTGGAGAACAAATAGCCAATCTAGTTAGTAATTATTTATCAGCTAATCCTGCTCATATTATTAAATCTAATCCAGAGAAGTCAAAAAATATTACAACAGCTAAAGCCTATATTCCATTGCCTTCTAGTGGAAAAGTTATTGAAGTAGATTTTGCTCAAGCGAGAACAGAGATTTATAAGGATGATTCTAGAGTTCCAGAGGTTATGGCAGCAACTCCAGAAGAAGATGCTTTAAGAAGAGATTTTACAATGAATTCTCTTTTTTATAACTTAAATACTAATTTAGTAGAAGACTTTACGGGGAAAGGCATAAAAGATATTATAGCAAAGACTGTCAGGACTCCATTAGATCCATTAATGACATTTAAGGAAGATCCATTAAGAATATTTAGATGTATAAGATTTGCCTCTCAACTTGGCTTTACAATTCATTCTGAAACATATGAAGCCATGAAGAATCCTGAATTAATAGAAGATATTAAAAAGAAAATATCTAAAGAAAGAATTGGGCAAGAGCTACAAAAGATATTTAAAAATCCAAATTCAGAAATAGGTATATCTCTCCTTAAAGATACTGGATTGCTTCAAGAGCTATTGAAAGAATCTTTAGTTGGAACTAAATATGAAGGCAAAATGGCTGATTTAGATATGGATCAAAATAATCCTAATCATAAGCTATCTTTATGGGGACATACCTTTCAAGTAATTAATAATCTATTAAAAAATCATCCTGAATATGAGGGAGAGAGAAGAGTGGTAATGATATTAGCGGCTTTAACTCATGATATAGGGAAATTATATTCAGAAATACAAACAAAAAGGATTGGAACAGATAAATATCCGGGGCATGAAAAAGGATATACGAGTTATATTGGACATGAAGATGAGAGTGCAGAAATTGTTAAGCATATATTAAAGTTTTTAAAATTAGATCCTTATATAAAAGAAGTTTCTGATATAGTTAAGAATCATATGAAGCTTCATTCCTTTACAAGGGACGATAGTGGAGCTAAGGCATTTAGAAAATTTATTAGAAATATGGGAGAAGCCTCTCTTCAATGGATGGATATTTTAAATCTTTCTACTGCTGATGCATATTCTAAAGATAAAACCGTTAGTGAGGATACAATAGCGGAATATAATAATTTAAAACAACAATTAGAGTCTGCTGTAAGTTCTTTATCAATTGGTAGTAAGGAAAAGGTTGCGCCTATTCTTAATGGAAATGAGATCATGCAAGCTCTTAATATTAAGCCCGGTCCACACATGAATGAAATTACAGAGTTTGTAAAAGGTTTAAAAGATGATAATCCAGATATCACTAAAGAAGAAGCTATTTTATTGCTTAAAGATAAATTTGGTAAATTCAAAACCGCTCAGACAAAGAAAAGAAAACCTTCGGGAACCATTTGTTCTAAGCATTTATTAAACAAAAAGATATTTACTATTAAAACACTGTTAAAAGAGAATAAAGAAATAGAAGCTTTAACAATAGTAGAAGATCTATTAGAAAATTACGAAGCTGATGAGGATGTAGTAAAGAATATGGCTTTATTTCTTTTTAAAATATTATTGATAAATCCAAAGCTTAGAAACAATAAAACGTTACTGATATTATTTAATAAGGCCGAAGAGAATTTCTTTGATATAATATTGAATGCATCTGTTTTGGGATTACTTTTAATGTTAGAAACTGGAACAAAAGATGAAGTTATTAAAGAGGTTGCCTCTAGGGTGTATCATTTATCACCTGAGAATTATCAAAAGGTAATTGATATGATTCCAAAGGAGAGAATAATAAAGCCTAAATTATTGGAGAATATTAGTGAATAATATAATAAGTTTAGCTGCGATAAAGAATGGGGAGATGCCATCTGCAAAAGATTTAGCAGCCTACGTTGAATCTCTTAAGTTATATTCCAAGAGTTATAAAGTGGGAGAAGAGCAATTAAGAAAGCTTATTTATAATTTACCTACTCCAAGGCAGGTAGAAAATGATTTATCTTTGGGAGAATTAAAGATAATTGCTGAAAACATTAGATTTTTATGGAAAAAGATTACTGGACAAGATATTATAGGAGAGGTAAATAAGGAAGTAAAATCTGAAAAGTTATTAGGCAATTATTGGATAGTTTCAAAAGGCATCTTAGTTAGTGGGCCTAATCATTGTACTATTGCAAAGAAGAATATGGACTTATTTATTTCTCTTTTAGACATTGATACTTTTGCGATGCATGCGAATTTATCTTCCCATCCAAACAAATTAATTAAACTAGTTTTAGATCATGGCGGGGTAAGATTATTTGTTAATAAAAATGGGAAGGCTTTTTTCCAATTAACTGATGAGACATATGGGAAGTGGGGAAGAAAGAAGATTAAAAAATATGACTTTAATGAAAAAGTTGTGATGGTAATAGATAAGAATAGTGCCTATAATGGTTGGAAAAGCGGAATAAGAATTAATATCTAAATTATGCAAAATAAAGATATTTTGGAGGTATATTTCCATAAATAACAACAGTTGTTTCAAATAATCCCTCAGAAGAATATTCATCAATTGCATTAAATTCTTTTATTCCTATTTTCCATGCTAACTGATTTCTTAAATTTGCCTCTTCAATTGGTTTTTCCATACTAACTTCAGGCATGTATCCATCTTTCTTCATTTGGCACATATCTATTTTAATAATAATTTCTCCATAAGAATCAATATCTGTATCTGTTAAACTTGTAAAAACAGCATTTCCTGTTGATTTATTATTAATTCCTCTGGACTTATTCATCTTTAATAATCCACGAGCCTTTATTTCGTCAACATTTTTACTGCGAGTAGCATGATATAGTTCATTATTGCCATATGGCGTACAAACATTTTTCCAAAATTTTTCATTAAAATCTTCGTTATCTTCTCCAATATATTGATCTAACTGATGATCTAAAATGCTCCAAATCCATTCAGTTGCTTCTTTTATATTTAGACTATCATCAATAACTTGTTTCTTACCATTATGATTAATAGTAAGCACAATATTTCCTTTAAGATTTAACTCATTAAAATTAATATTATTTTTAACTAATTCATTTTTAAGTTCTTCGATAGAATTAGCATTCCATACTACATCATAAAGGTCAAATAGTTTTTCAGTTACTTTTTGAGATATTTTAAAGATTTTCATTTTGCCTTGACGAGCTGATCTTTTCTTCTAATTATGCCAAAACGAACTAGGAAATGTTTTAGGCCAAATAAGTCATCTATGTTTCTCATCATTTCATAATCACTGATAATATCTCTTGCATTTTCTCTAGCATCAGGGCCAGTTCTTACACTTGCAAAAATTCTACCAACCTCATCAGTTACCGTAATGACAGTATCTCCAGTCTCTTTCTCTAGTTTATAATTGGCATAATAAGTATTACCAACTTGCTGTAATTGAGGTTGTTGTTTCTCAGTCTTTTGTTCTGTCTTTTGTTCTGTTTTTTGAGCTAGTTTTATCTTGGAAGCACCTAAAGAGTCCCATTCTTTCTTAGAAAATGTAAGTTTCATATTTTTTTCTCCTTTATATCTTTTTCTACGAATATTATAAAAAATCCTACCCAATATAAGAAGGGATATATTTTTTAAAAAAAGAAATATAAAATATGCATAATATTAAGTCAGATAAACTAATTGATGATCTCATACTCGCCAGTTGTGATGATTGGTATAAAGAAGGGGGTGGAGATTGGAGCAAAGCTATCTTATCTGCAATTCTTTTAGTAATGATGGGCTATTCCCCCCTTGAAGCCGCTCAGAAAATGAATGTTAAAAAAGAAGATATTCAAAGAAAAATGAATAATCTATCAGAAGCAGAAAAAAACTATCTTGCATATAATCGTACTCCAGATAACTCATTTAATGTTCCTGAAATCCCGGATAGTTGGCTTTCTAATAAACTTCAGCCTAAAGAACAAGTTCCAACTCAACAAAGCCCTAAAGCTACGCTATCTGCAAAAGAATATTCCTCTGCCAAAGAAGTTATAAATGAATTACTTAGCGATAAAATTCTTTCGGCAATTGCATATAAAGAAACTACTGGTAAAAAGGGAATTAAAAAATTAGATATAAATAAGAAATGGTCTTATGGCGATTATCAAATACAACAAAGTTATTTGACAGATGCTAATAAAGAAATGAATGCCAAATATACTGTAAATCAAGTACGCCACAATTCAAATATTGCAAAAAAAGTTGTTAGAGCATATCTTACAAAATGGGTAAGAGAATTTATGGAAGATACTGGCAAGGCACCTACCTTAAGACAACTTATTGCAATGCATCAAGGTGGTGGGCCAAATGGTTGGAAATCTGAACATTCACTAGAATATGCAGATGACGTAATAAGAATTTCAAATTCAATAAGATAGGAGATATAAATGTCACTTACCAATTCAAATAAGCTTTTTGATGATGATACTAATAATACTGATCTAGTTGACCTCTTAAATAAAGCCCTAGCCTCCGAATATCAAGCTTCAATGCAATATCAACAACATTATAATAATGTCAAAGGGAAATTCGTAGATACAATTGAACATTTTAAGGCCCATATGGATGAAGAAAATGGGCATGCTCATTCTCTTTGTATGAGAATTTGCTCATTGGGTGGTACTCCAACTACGGAAATTGAACCATTAGCTCCCTTTACCTCAGATATTGACGAAGCTTTAAAACAAGATATTCTTGCTGAGAAAAAAGCAATAAAATTATATACTGAAATCCTAGATTTGTGCGAACAAGCTAATGATAGAGCAACCGAAATGTTAATTGAAAAAATTCTTGGCGATGAAGTTGAACATTTAGATGAGTTTTGCAAATTTAGAAAAGTACTTCTAAAATAATTATTTCATAATAATTTTTTTTCAAGATATTCTTCTATTTTGTGATATAATGGCAATTAGGAGGAGAAAATCATGAAAAATTTCGATCTAGAAAGTGGAAGGGCTTCATGGGAAGAACCAAAACTGAGTTTTTTCAACAATATAAGGAAACATTGGAGGCAATTTCTAATCCATCTATGGGGTCCAGCAGGATCATTAGTATTCCATGTTATAGCTATTGGCGTATTAGTTACCTTTGCCACAAGCTCTTCTAGCAATTATGTAGATACTAATCCTGTTGAAATTGTTGCAAATGCCAAGCCAGAAGACTTAGATAAGGATATTCCAATAGAAAAACCAATTCAACAAAAACAAGAAGAAATAAAAGAAATATCCCAAGAAGAATCTGGTGGTTTTTCTCTTACCCCCACAGACCAACCTATAGGGGGAGCGGGAGATTTAACAGAAGGAACAGGAATAGGAACTAGTAGCTCTGACAATCTAAACAAAGGATTTGAAATTGATATTACGGTAAAATCCAGACTAGTCTTAAAAGGGTTAAATCATAGTAGAACATCAAGTGGAAGAAATGGAGCGTTAAAAAAATGGGGAGGCAATGGAGGAGCTAGCAGTACATCAACAGAAGAAGCAGTTTTAAAAGCATTAAGATGGCTTAAAAAGGAACAACAGTCAGATGGCTCTTGGAAAGGAGATAAACAAAATGCTCCACCAGCAATGACAGCCTTAGCTTTATTAACGTTCTTGGCTCATGGCGAAATTCCAGCTACTTCTAAAGAATTTGGCCTAACTGTTAAAAAGGCTATTGAATGGCTAATAACTAATCAAAATGCCAATGGACATTTTAATGGCAAAGATGGAAATGATTATTCTCAGCCTATTGCAGCGTATGCCCTTTGTGAAGCCTATAGCCTAATTCAGCATCCAGATATCAAACAAGCTGCTATTAAAGCTGTCTCGGAAATAATTAAGGGTCAAAATGCTAATGGTAACTTTGGTTATAAATTAATTCCAAGCGATAGAGATGATACTTCCTATATGGGGTGGTGCTGTCAGGCTTTGAAAGCTGCAAATATAGCACAATTTGAATATGATTTACCGGGATTAGATCCTGCAATTAAAAAAGCAATTGCAGGATTCAAATTAAATGCTAGTGCAGATGGTGGATTTGGATATATAGAGCAAGGAAAAACTGGATTAAGTGGAGCAGGAGTGCTTTGTCTTCAAATCTTAGGAAATCCACAGGCATCTGAGGTTAAAAAGACTATGAAATTCCTAGAAGCTTGTACCTTTAGCTTTGCCAATTATAATAATCAACCTTATAATGGAAATAGTCCATTATATTATTGGTATTATATAACGCAGGCTAAGTTTCAACATAATGCAGATTCTTTTATAGCATGGAATAAGCAATTTTCTCCAGAATTATGTAAAACACAAATTATTGAAAAGGATGCTATCGAAGATATAGATGGGAAAAAAGTAGATATAGGTTACTGGAAAAGCCCATCAAGTGGAGAGCATACTGGTGGAACAGTTCAAGACACTTGCCTATGTGCCTTAATGCTAGAAGTCTATTATCGTTATTTACCTAGTTTCAAATATGTCGAAGAAAAAGAGACTATTGTCAAAGAGAAAGAAGATACAAATATTAGAATTAAATAATGGCTATATCCCATAATTAAAGAACCATTTATATCTTACTGTTCCAGCAACTTTAAATTTAATTCTATTTGTTACTTTAATATTTAAATAAACATATTGACTAGTATTTAATTTACTATTTGGAACTGATATATTATAAAAACTAACTGGATCTCTAGAAGAATTAATACCTAAGAATAAATTTTGAGGGACATAATTATAATCCAAGTAGTCTAATGTGTCTACTCCAAAAGTGCATTCAGAAAAAGTTAATGAACCTATATTTGTTAATCCAATAGAAATATTGCCAATCTGAGTTGCATTTGCTATATTTAAATACATTATAGCAGTAGAAGAAGTTTCTCCCGGAGATAATGGCCCAAAATCGATATTATTTATTTTGGATAAATTAAGAACATTATCAATATCATCTCCATTTAATACAATCGAAGATGGAGCTAAAACTACTACTTGGGAATTTAATGTTGATATATTAGATGAAGTTGCCATGTATATTAATTCTACATATTTTTTTATCTTTCCTTGCAAAATGTATAATATAAACGATTATGGATAACAAAGAATTAAAATCAGCTTATGAGCTAGCTTCTTTACGCATTATAAAATCGAAATATGCCGAAGAATTTCAAAAACAAGCGGAAAAAAAGCGCCAAAAAGATCTGGAAAGAATTAATAACTCTCCAGATTTTATTGCCCAATGGGAAAGAATGCTCTTAGATGATCCTACATTAGAACAAGAACAAGATAATGACTTAGTAGAGAAAAGAGCTACTGTTTATCACCATAAAGAAGATAGAAATAACCAAGAAGAATTAACAGAACAAGAAATAAATAAATACGGAGTAGAAATAATGGACCCAGAAACAATTTTAGTAAATAAACATCCTCAGCTTTATTGGTACGGGCATTTTACCTCTTATTCTGGATTTTCTAGAATGAATAGAGCAATGTTATTTGAACTAGCTAATAGAGCCATAGATATAAAGCCAGATATTCAGAAATCAACTATAGAAGTCAGCGAAACTACTCTGAATGAACTAAAAAGAATGGAAAGAATAATATTAAGACCGGATGCCCCAAAAGTCTTCGGAGCTACAGTCCCCATAAGTATGTATCATGCCGGTAAAAAGATTCTCTACACAATGATGGAAACATCAGAGACCTTACATAAAGATTATATAGAAAAACTTAATCTGTTTGATGAAATATGGGTTCCAACTAATTATGGTAAAAATCAGTTTCTAAAAAATAAAATTAGACCTCCTATTTATGTCATGCCACTAGGAGTAGATGCGGAAAGATATAAGAAAAATAATACCTCTTATAACTTCGGAATAGATAGAAATAGTTTTACTTTTCTAAGTGTATTTAAATGGGGATATAGAAAAGGATTTGATATTCTTCTTAGAGCCTATCTAGAAGAATTTGATAGTAAAGATGATGTGACTTTATTAATGGTTAGTAGAAATGAAGTAGACCCAGATAAAGAAAGAATATATAAGGATTTTGAATTTATTCGTGGAGGAGTAGATAAATCAGATGATGCTCTGCCACATGTTTCTTTATATGATAAAATAATACCTGAAAAAGATATGCCAAAAGTATATAACTCTTGCCAGTCTTTCGTATTAATGTCTAGAGGCGAAGGCTTCTCTTTAGGTGTTGTAGAAGCAGCATCTTGTGGCCTACCAGTAATTGCGACTAATTGTACTGCCCATACTGACTTTTTAACTAATGATAATTCATTTCTAGTTGAGCCAGAAGGGTTTGTAAAAGTTTCTACTAATGGCCATTTAAGAAGATTAGCTTGTCATTGTGGATTTTATGAAGATCAATTATTCCCTAACTTTGGACCAGATGCAATAAAACAAACTAGAAAACATATGAGATATGTCTATGAAAATAGAGAAGAAGCCACTCTCAAAGGAGAAAAATTAACTAATATAATTAGATCTGAATATACATGGGCGAAAGCAGCAGATAAAGTTTATGAAAGAGTGTTAAAACTACAATAACGGAGAAAAAAATATGATTATGACAATAATGTGTAATGTATCCTTGAGCAAGAAATTAAGATCGCTAGTAAAGGATGGAGAAACCAAAATAACTTTGGTTTGTAATAATTTAGTAGATGGAAAAGGAGAAGCTAAATTGGTTATTGTATCAGAAGATACTATTTTAATTCCTAATGATTTTATTAATAAGGAAACAAGTATTATGTTGACTCCTGTAGATTCTAATATTGAAAATACCGGAGGAGAATCAGTTGGCTCTATTTTTAGCGGAGAAGGAGGCGAAAGTGGAGGATTTGTTGGTAGATTAGCCGTAACAGAAGCCCCTGTCAATGAGAAAAAGGTTGCCACGGCTATAAAATCTAAAGACCAAATAAATAGAGAAGCACCAAAACAATTCGGAACATCTTTAAATAATCCAAGCTATCAGAAATTCGTATCCACAGTTGAAGAATTGTTAGCAGAAGCTAAAAAAGCTAGCGAAACTAAAAATAGCAAAATTAACTTAGATACTATCACCAATATAAGACAAAAAGCTTTAGCTATGGAGCTTAAAGAAAAAGAAGAAGCCATTGATAAAAAAGCATTTATAGTTAATGATAAATGTGCTAGCTTGACTATAAATGATTTAGGAATTAGTCTTGAACTCAATATTCCATTTGATCTTTCTAATATATCTGCGAAAAGAATATTGCTTAGTAGAGAATTAATTTCTTCTTTTAAATCTGGCCTTATTAAAATAATATCTCCAGATGATGTCCCTAATTATCATAAAAAACTTAAAGAAAGTGAATCCTATGGACTTAAAACCTTTAGTAATAAAGATGCTGCCGAAAGAGATATAGAAAATGGATATGAAAATGCAAATGACTCTGGAATGGTTATGGACTTAGGAGAAAGTGATTTAGATGGTCCTTCTGAACAAGAAAAATTGGCATCAGAAGTAGGAAGACCTGTTCTTTCTGGAACTACAACCTTATCAGGTGGCGTCAGAAAATCAGTTCATGGGGGAGGATCATCTAATTTATCCAATAGACCTCCATCAAGTCCCGGATTGCAAAATAAGGTTATTAAAAAAATAGAAAGATAAGAAAAATATAAAGGGAATAGGAATATTATTCTTGAATTAAAGTTACGATAAGTAATACTTAAAAAGGAGAAAATATGCCTATTCCATACTTTACAAATAGAACCCCTAAGAAACCACATGCCATTGATAGAGTATTAGCTCAAAGAGAAGTTTCTGTTAAATCTGCATCTGCTAGTGTAACATCTTCTGCTATTAGTGATTATATATATAATAATACCGATTGGCAGATTGATTCAATTTCTTTAAATTTTAGTGCTGCCACAAGTAGAAGTTATTCAGTATCTGTCGCTAATGGAGCAACAATTGTTTCAGGTCGTAATGATTTTCTCTTTATAGAAGCTTCTGGTCTAGGGAGAAGACAAATCTTTTTAACTCCGGGATTCTATACTGGTGTTCGCCTAGCTACCCTATTGCAAAATGCTCTAAATGCCGATACGGTTTTCTCAGGAGCGGGACGTACTTTTACCGTAGTCTATAGTTCTACACTTGGAACATTTACAATTACTCCAAATTCTGGAACGATAAGATATGTGGATTTTGACAATACCCAGCCATTACCATTAAAACAAAGTATTGCTGGATATATTTATGGGCTAACAGCAAATACATCTTATACCTCTTCTATCGCAAGTAATTCAAATGTTTATGGTCTAAATAATGAGGCTTGGATTATTGATGCGACTGGAAGTACAGTAACAGAACATTATCATGACGATATTCATGTTCTTTCCGTTAATCAGGCTATACATGTAGAATCAAATACTGCATCTGGCCTAATTATTTCTTATCAAATAGCTTATGAAAATCTAGAATAATATAAGGAGATAAATATGTTTTATAAAAAAGTAAAAACTAGTTGCAATTCATGTGAATGTCAAAAAGAAGATAGAGATACTAAATGGCCAAAACCTAAAGGACATTTAGATACGCAATTATTTCCAGAATGCAAAGGAACTAAATATGATAGAGATATTGCAAAGAAAAATAAGAAAAATAAGAAAAGTAAGAAAGCAGATAGCTCTACAATGACTCTAAAACTTTCCTCTGCTCAATGGGCGCAAATAGGTCATAAAACAGGATGGATTAAGAAAGCACAACTACTTTCTGAATTTGATACTATATCTATTGGCCCAACTCCAGCAGATGAAAAATGCGCTCAAGTAGGCCATGATGACATAGACTTAAATAGAATGGAAGTAAGAGCTTTTATTAAACAACTTATGAGACTATTTCCAATCCCTGAAAATGTTAATGCTCGTTTTATAATGGAAAGGAATTCACATGATTTTGGCGTTTATTATGAGGCAGCTATAAAATATGATATGTCAGATGAAGCAGCGGCAGATTATGCTATATCAGTAGAAAATAATGCTCCTGAACATTGGGATGATATTGCTAAGACTGAATTAACTTCCCAAAGATATTTTGAAAGACTAAATGAAAGAGAGTCTTCTGGAGAAAAACCTTCTAATTTAGATGAAGTTTAAAAAAGAGATCAGAGATGAGAATTAAATTATCAAAAGCCCAGTGGGAATTAATTGGATCAAAAACTGGTTGGCTAAATACAGAAGCTAAAAAGAAAAAATATAAGCATTCTCCAAAAAAACATGGCTTTATAGATGAATGTATCGAAAAAAATAAAGATAAAGATAATCCCGGAGCATATTGCGCTTCTATTGTTGATAAAGTAAAAGGAACAACAGATTGGAGAAAAAAGAAGGATTAATACATGGATAACGAACAAATTAATATCTTAAAGGAAAATGTTGTTGAATTAGTAAGTATGGCAAGATATGGACTGCCAGCAGATGATTTAATTAAAAATCTAAAAGGGAAATATAATATCGATTTCGTTGCAGATGTTCTTTCAATTCTAGAAGGAGATGGAACAATTATCGTTGAATCTGAAGAGCTCAATGGAATCTCTGCCGATAGATATTTTATAAAAAGATAAATTATGTCAATTCAAACCAGAACAACTGCATTACAAAATGAAATAGCAAGATTATATTGCCACTTCAATAAAGATGGCATCTTATCTAATCCTATTGGACAGCCAATGGTGGAAATATTAGATAGAGATGGAGTCACTGTAATATGCGCCCTTAATGCAGTTATGGAACAACCCGGAATATTTTATGTGGACTGGTTTGTTCCTGCTAATTTGCCATTAGGGAATTATTACGATAGATGGACTTATCAATGGGATAATAGTTCTGGAGCTTCTGAAATGACAATGATCATTACAGTCAGAAGCTTAGAATCATATATTAATTTCTTAAGCAAAGGAATAGATTGCAAAACCTCTGCTGCCGCAGCACAATTACTTAATGACCTAGAAAATGACTTTATCTATGAAGCTCAACATATTCCAGTATATTTTGAACAAGGACATAGAATACAACAAGAAAATCGTCCAAAGGCAATGGAAAATTATTACTATTTTACCCTAGATACTTATAACTATTATAATGCCTCAGAAGGGGATATATTTGTAGTAAATAGTAAAAGATTTACTGTCTTCCAAACCATTACTTCAACTATTGAATCTAGTTCCTCAGAGGAATCCTCCATCTCTTCAAATTCAGGATCATCCACTTCTACCGAATATCAATCCTCTTCAAGTACTTCAAGCGATTCTTCTCTTTCTACCGAATATCAATCCTCTTCAAGTAGTTCAAGTAGCTCTACCCTAAATGCCTCTACTTCATCAGAAGAATTTACTACTACAACTACAACACCTTATCAAGAACAAACAATATTAACTTGTGTTGGAATAAGTGATCCTCCAGATTCAGGAACATTAGTATTTTTTAAGGGCAATAGTGAGTCATCTAAGGCTATAAAATTTATAAGTGTTGCAAAAAAAGTATCTAGAATGTCAACAGTCTTTGGTTTTGCCTATGGAAATTGGCGTCAAGATCCAAGTCCAATAGTAAGACTAGGAAAAAGAATTATTGATGACGGATGGCATGCCGATTATGATGGGAAATTATATTTCGATAGATTATTATCTCCAGAAGATGTTCCCAATGTGTCATATTCGTTCTCATATTTTAGCAAACAGGAATTATTGTCATTCTTACAGTTAGGACTAAATATGATGAATGGTTTACCTCCGGCAAGTGAGACATATTCAACATTAAGTTCTTGTCCTAGAGCTTGGTGGGGTCCAATAATATTATATGCTGCTGCAACCGCCATGAGAAGATTAATTTTCGGTTGGTCTTTCCAAGAAAGAAGAATTATCTATGGTAGACCAGAAGAAGCTGATAAAGCCTATGCCATATGGCAAGATCTATATAAGACTTATAATGATTTGTTTGCTGAACAAGCTAAAAATACTAAGACTAGAAAATTACCCGGTATGGTCGCATTTATTAGTCCAGAGTATTCACTTCCTGGGGGCCGCTCGCGCTGGTTTAGGTACTTATACAAGGGGTAACTAGTTGATTATCAACGATTTATGCATCTTTTCCATATTCTTTTATTTGAGAAATGCCATGTTTTTCCATAAATAAATTAGTTATTTTTTCTTTATCATATATTCTTTTTTTGTGATCAATATATTCTTTTTCGTCTATTTTATATAAGAGTTCGGGTGTGATGAATTTTTTTATAATTTCCATAAATAAAGGGGAAGTTTTACAATCTATCCTCAAATATGGCTTTTGAAAGTTTTTTGTATCTCTAAAACGAATGTTGGAATTTATAGAATATTTTTCAGCAAGTACTTTTTGAAGTTTGATATTGTCTTCTAGAGAAAAAGATTCAGAAGATATTTTGCATTGTGGTAGTTGATTTTCATATTCTTTTTCTCCATTTCTATATCCCCAATCTGTATGCCCATCATCCATAAACCATATGGCTAAAATTCTTTCATTTATTATACTTCCAATATCTTCTGGGATTATCTTAACCCATTCATTATTTATTTCCTTATAGAATTTTTCTCTTATTTCATAAAGAAAACTATGTGCAATTGTTCTTAGACAAAAGGAATAATTCATTGATCCATTTCCATATCTCTTATCAAACTCTTTATAGCAAGAAAATGATTTAGATGTTAAAATTGGCTTTAAAAACTCAGCCTTCCATTCAAGATATTCTACTTGTTTTTCAGAATGTTTTTCAGAGAAATATCCTAAAGGAGTAATACATCCATCTCCCAATATAGATCCAATAATAATATCTTTTGCTTCTTGGCTTAAGGGAACTTCTTTTTGTAGTCTTTTAATAAAATTGGCTCCCTTTCTTTTAATTCCATAATATTCTCTAAGATAAGTAATATGTTCTCTTGGTGTATTACTTGATCTTGCTATTTCATCAAGAGAGATTCCTTTATTATATTGTTCTTCAAATTGTTCTTTGCTTATTGATACTTGTCCTCTTGATAGATAATTATAAAATAACATTAGATGTTTTGAATATGTTTGACATAGCTCTTTGAAGGTTTTTCCTTCTTGTATAAGAGTTTTAAACTCATCAAAAGATATATGTTGACGTGTTCTGTGAGAAGGTATAGCCAGATTATTATCTACTTGTTTTGGGATATCATTTTTAATTATATTAAATAATGTTTCTTTTCTATTTGATTCTAATTTGGTTTGTGATATTTTTTCTATTGTTTCTTTTGATATCTCTTTCATTTTTTGCTCCTTTTTTTATATTTTGGTTCGACCTGAGTATATTATACCATGAAATAAAAATATTTCAAAAATTATTTTTAAAATATTTCATAAAGATCTAGGCGTATAAAACAGGGGGCAAATTGGTTTTTGTTGAATAAATAAAGATGAGAATTTTCAAATTAAATAAGAATACTATATCCAAGAAAGCTAATCTTGATATAATTTCTTTAGGCTTTTGGATAATGCCAAATGGAAAGGTAATAAATTTAGGAGGATGCTCTCATTCTTCTTTTGTTATTAAACAACTTAAAGATTTTAATATAGATAAAGAAGAAGCTTCTCAAGCAAAAGATATTTGTAAATTAGCTTTTGATAAAGGAGCAGTCAGAGTTAGTATATTAAAAATGCTAATGCATAACTTTTTTGCCATTCAAGGGAATTTAGAAGCAATATATAATCATTTTAATACTATTCAGAAAATTTATAATGAATCAGCCCCAAAAGGAGCATTAATTATAGTTGAAAATGCTACCTCTAATAGATCTGAAAGATTTAATAGCCTAGATGAGATATTTGAATTTGCCTCTAATAAAAACATAATAAAAGTAGCTAAAAATTATCCCGCCAATGGTTGGATAATGCCAGATGGAAGAGTAGAATTGCTAGGTTTAATGTTACACTCTGAATATGTCTATGAAAATATTGGACAGTTTGGAGTATCTGAAGAATTTAAGAAGAATTTGTCCAATATGAGCATGCATGACTTAGAACTATACAGAATAGCCTTTAAATTTGGAGCTATTAGATTTTCAACTTGGAATAATGTCTTTTCAATTCAATGTACTAAAGAGGCATTAAGAAAAAACATAGAAATAGTACATCGCCTTTATAAGAGGTATGTTCATAGTCATGGAGATATTTGTCTTGATATAGTTTCTCTAGATGATTACGAAATATATCCTGAATGTGGTAAAAAAATAACACTAGAAGATTTGTTTGAATTTGCTTCTTCTAATAATTGGTATAAAACTGCTGTAAAAAAAGGAATGTCTAGAACTGAAAAGAATAATATTGAAGCTTTTGTAGAAAAAATTAAAAAAGGATATCACAATTGGCTTCCAGAAGATATTCAGTTATATCAAAATAATGCCTCAATAATAGAAAAGCTATTAAGGAACGAAAAGGTAAATTGGATACTTATGGATCAATTAGATGAGGAAATAGAAGACTTAAAAAAGATGTTAGCATTATGAGTAAGTTTAATTTATATAAAGTTACGAAAGCTCTTGATCCTAGAGCATGGGAGAATGAATTAAATCCTGCTAGATTAAGACAGCATCAAGATATCGCATGGACTCCATATGGTAAAGTTCATCAAAGGCAAAATCAAAAAGAATTAGAGGAGAAATATTCAGGAGTTCACTTTGCATTTACTCCTGAGTTAGCTGCTTTATATGCTGAAAATAAGGCAACTAAAGATGATCCTCCAGTATTAATTGAAATTTATAAACAAGATTTACCAATGAAAGCAGATGTTGATGCAGAAGCAGATGAAAGTTTAAAATATTATTTAATAGATAAAAAGACAGAATTACAAAATATTCTTAATTTAAATATTGAAGATAAAGAAAAAATAGATTTAATATTTAATGATTTAGAAGATGATAATATGGGTTGGCAAACAGATGGAACGGATTTAATCCAAGAACACCAAACCATTCCTCCAGTAGCAATAAGCAATTATTTGCGTGAGAATCAGGATAGAATTTTACAGATAGTTCAGTCTTTAATTGCTGGAAACATACCAGAAGATTTAAAAATTGCGGTTATTGGACAATTTAGAGTTATGCATCCAATAATAAGTGGAAGAGTCAAGGCGATCTATTTAATTCCTTTTGTGAAGATTGATGAAGATATGGGAAAAGATCCTTGGGAAATGAGTGATGAAGAGATAGAAGAGGAAGGATGGCAAAAGAATGATAAAGGAGAAATCGTTGACGAGGATGGAAGATTAATTATTTCTGCTGAAAGTATCATGTATCATAGTTGGCTAAATATGAATAAAATATATGAAGACAAGCAGATGAATTTGCCGGGGATGGAGATAGATGATTCAAATACTGTTTGGCATGGAACTACATTAGGACGAGCAAAACAAGCATTTCCAGATCTTTTAACTTCTATTCCTTCAACTCCCAGTATCGAAGTTGAGGCAAAATCTAATAATTGGTATAAAACCAGTTCGGGATATGATTGGGTTAAAAATAAGATGAAAGAGGACAATAAACCCTTAAAATATCCCTATATGGCAGTTAGATTAAATAATTTTGATCAATTTGAGCCAATAGAGAGATTAATTGGTGAATGGGTATATGCAAAAACAGAGTCACAAGCTAGAGCTATATTTTATAAGAAACATCCTTGGTTAAGGGAAGTCTCATCTTTTTATCCTGAATATGATATAGATAAGTTTGAACAGAACTTAGAAAAACAGAAAAAAAAAGACAAGAAAGAAAAAGATAAAAAAGACATGTTGCTGGAACAAATACAAGATGCTTATTGGAATAAGTGAAAGGAATTTATTCATATATTTAGAATAAAGAATAGAATACACTAATAATAGGAGATAGTTATGGGTAAAGTAGATTTTTTTAGCAGAGATAAGATCTTAATTTGCGCTGAAGAAGAAAAGAAAAAGACTAAGAAAGGTGATGGTATTAATTCTATTCTTGGGCTTATACAAGAGATTAGAAACTTCATGGAAAAGGTAGAAGCAGCAGCCGAAGCACAAGATATTGCTGAAAATAGGGAGGCGATAGAGGCTTTAAATACTACTTTAAGAGAGAATTCCAAGAAATTACTTGATATTGTAGCTGGTGGATTAACTTCTGAAGTAAATACTATTAGAAGAAAGGAAGAGCCAGCAGGACAAATGGAATCAGTAGAGCCAATGGAAAAACCTATTAAGGTCGAGAAGAAGGAAGAAGTACAAGCTCCAAAAGCTCCGGGAATTCCTCAGAGTTTCTTTTTAGGGAAATAAATGACAGAGTTTAATCAAAACCTAACTCTTGAAGAACTTAAATCTATTATTCATGGATTAAGAATGTCAGGGTTTTCTTTTGTAGAACAAGAAGCATTGCCACAGATACAATTTAGAATAAAGAATTTACCAGTTACAGAAGAGCTTGATAAATTGGCTGATGATCCTGTCTCCATAAGAAATATTGTAGGAGAAATAGGAGAACTCATGCGTTTATTGAATATTTATGGGAATAAAAATAGTGAATATAAAGTAAGATTTCAATCTTTAAAAGGATTACCACCTAGATATAAGGTATTGGAATGGAGGGATGTTAAAATGAATGAGAAAGCAGCCAATCTTGTGAAAGAGTTAATAAAGATGTCATCTGCAATGGATGAACAAGGCAAGTCAGAAATTTCTAAAAAGCTTATTGTTTGTGCTAAACATGCAATAGATGATAGATTTACCAATGAAGATATTTCTATTATGAAAGAAGCTGGAATAACAGATTGGATAAAGCAAAAACTCAATAAAGATCCTTTTAGTCAACAAGTTGCTACTCCATTAAAAGAACAGGAAAAGAAAGAGCGATTAGAAAAGAAAGAGAAACTAGAGGGACAAAGAGGAAGTTTTAATACTGCCTATAAAGCCTTACAACAAATCGCTTTATTAGACCCTGAGAAGGAAGTAAGTTATGATGATGTTTCAAAAATGGTTAAAACTTTACCAGAAGAGTTTCAAGGAGCATATGCCAATAGTTTGAATGATTTATATCAATCTGTTATAACAGTTTATAAGGCAGTTCCTGCTATTGCAGAAATTGCTAAGAAACAACAGGCAGACTTAGCTCAGCAGTATGGAGCGCCTGCAAAAGTTCGTCCAGAACAAGATCTTACTCCAGAGCAGAAGAAGCTTGCGACACAACAGATGAATAATATTGGGATTGAAAAATGGACTCCTGAAATAGTAAATGAGGTGTTAAGGCAATTAAAGTTAAGTACAGCATCTTCAAAAGTCTCAGAAAATAAGAGATATGCACAGTCTACTGTGTTGCCACAAAATATTCAGACTCTTATACAATATATTAAAAGAAATCCACAATTATTAAAAGAATTTACCAGTAAGGTAGAAGAGAGATATAAGGTATTAAATCCAAGTACAGAAGAGAAATCTAAGGTATTAGATCCAAGTACAGAAGTTAGTAATGAGAAAATTCCAGGGACAATTCCAGAAGCTTCACCTCCAACGCCAGTTCCAGCGGCACATAGTCCAGAAGCAACATTTGGAAAAGCAATTCCAGAAACAGAGATCAAAACTCCATCTGCAACGCCAGTTCCAGCAACTTCAGGGCCAATACCACAGGGAGTAAAGCGTCTAAAGCCAAGGCCAGCACCAGCAGCACATAGTCCAGAAGCAACATTTGGAAAAGTATTACAAGAGGCATCTTCTAAAACTTTTAAAATAATAAGAATTGGCAAAAAACTATAAAATATAGACAATATTATTCTATTTTAATAAGCCTAAAATAATATTATTTTAGGCTTATTTTTTGTATAATGATTATATTGACGGGAGAATGAAATATGAAAATGGCATTAAGATGTGAAAAATGCAGACAAATTTTTATGAATGCTGAAGATGAGCTAATGCTAGAGATAGATTTTCTAGAACAAAAAATTGTTTTTCTATGTCATAATAAATCTTGTAAACATGAAAATATTATAGATTTTAAGAATTGGCAGAAAAAACAACAACAAAGTCCATTGCCATTGCCAGCTATTGGGAGATATTAATGGGTGATTATACTAAAAATAGAGATATTGTAAAGTTTGTAACAGATAATGCTCCACCTCCTGCCCCTGCCACTTCGTCACAACCTCTTGATGTTAAACAACTTGCAGAAGAGTTATCAAAATATATGAAGAAGGAGGAAGAAAAGAAAGTAGAAGCAAGATTACAAGATGACAATGAAAAGGTTATGAGTAAGCTTTCAGAAAGAATGATAGTTCAAAGAGGAAATAAAGAATCTAATTTTAACGATTTAGGAAACATGGAAGAGATTACTAAGAAAACAGAAGATGTTGATAAAACTATTGATTTATTAAAAAATCTAGGAGACTAAAAAAAGGAGATAAAAAATGGCAAATAAAGAACTGATAAGCAAATATAAGCCCGGAATAGGGGTAGATGTTGGAACAAGTAGTATTGTTGTAACTAGACAAACAGTTGATGGAAAATTTGTAAGTAAATTCCATAGAAATATGCTATACCCTCTAGAGGTATCAGAAGAATCTTCGGATTTAATTACAAAGAGTTCTTATCTTTATGTTAAAGTAGATGATAAATATTATGTAGTTGGTGAAGATGCATTAACATTAGTAAGAGCTTTGGGAACTGGGGAAGTAGTTCGTCCAATGAAAGATGGCATTTTAAATCCATCTCTTAAGGAATCTTCAGAATTATTATTTTATATTATCAAAGCTTGTGTAGGCGATGCTATTATTGATAATGAGCCTTTAAGATTTTGTATTCCTGCAAATCCAATAGATGCAAAGTTTGATAATACTTTCCATAAGATGATTCTTTTAAATTTCTTTAAGAAGCTAGGATTTGATGCCAAGGCTGTAAATGAAGCGATGTGTGTTGCTTATGATTGTAATCCAGTTATGAAAGAGGATGAAAAATCTACTCCTTTAAGTGGGATAGTTTTGAGTGCAGGAGCGGGAATGACCAATCTAGCTCTTTGTTATAAGGGCATGGAAGTTCATTCTTTTTCAATTACTGGATCTGGAGATCAAATTGACGAACAAGTAGCAAAAGTTACAGGAATTCAAAAATCTAAAGTTACAAAAATGAAGGAAAAGGATCTAGATTTAGGCAAGGATAACACATCTGATAGAGTATTATCTGCTTTAGAAATATATTATTATGAATATATTAATAGAGTTTGTAGCTTGATTGCTAGAGAATTTGCCAATAGGAATACAGATCTTAGTGGAGAAGTTGAAATAGTAGTCGCTGGCGGAACATCAATGCCTAAAGCTTTTTGTGATTTATTTACTAAAACAATAGAAGAGCAAGATTTTCCATTTAAGATTTATAGGGTACGTCATTCTGAAACTCCTTTCTATTCAGTATCTCAAGGAGCCTGTTTAAGAGCCTTATCTGATGCTGCCAAGAAAGCAGGTTAATAATAGTTAAAAAATTAATTAAATAAAGGATGTTACTTTTTGTAACATTCTTTATTTTTTTTATTAATAGGAAATATTAAGTAATAATAAGAATAATATAAAAGAAATGATAATCCAAATAGATTGGAGCAAATTTATGTATGCTACAGTAGAAGATATGGTGCAGTTATTACCTAGCAATATTCGAATTAATGATGCTAATTTGGGTATTCCTAGTCCGGGAAAATTTACTGACAAAGATGGAGTATTGACAACAGAACAGGCTCTTGGTTTTATTTCTATGGCTCAACAGGAGGTTGACGCTAGATTAAGTCCATTTTATTTAACTCCATTAAAACAAATTAAAATATTCGAAGAAGCCTTAGCAGAAGATGCAATAGCTGGGAATAATGTAGAGATTAGATTATGGACAACTGCTCAATTTAGTGTTGGTGATATTGTAAGGATACAAAGTTATTATGCTTTAGAGACAACAGTAATTACCCAAGTAAGAAGCAGTCATACATTTATTGTAGATAGGCTAAAACAGACTTTCCATGTTGAGAATGATGTCACTGCTGCCGTAATAAAATATCCTGATCCTGTCCCATTAATTACTGCAAGATTGGCAGTATCTTATGCTTTTGATGGATTATTTTCCGCTGAGCAATCTCCAGACATATCAAACTATGGAACAGAACAAAGAAAATTGGCACATAATAGTTTAGATAATATTATGGATGGAAGTGCATTTTTATTTGGTCAGGAACAAACTGGAAGAAGATTTGTCAGAGGTACTTTATTTGATAATTATTACAATCCTACTTCACAATTCCAATTTGGCAGGGAGAAAGGATAATGTTTGAGGCATTGATAGATAGTCTTGAGCAAGCCGTTCTTGAAATGAAAAAAATTCAGGAGGATATGAATATTGCTTCAAAAGAAGAGACTTCTCCGTCTTTGAAGACAGTTATTAGACCAGTTACTATTATTATTCCTATGAATGAAGGAATAGAAGAAGAAGGAACAGAAAAATCAGAAGAGGTTATTGATAAGAATAAAAATCCTATTCAATATATGGAAAATAGAATAGATCAAGCTTTAGGAAAAATAAAATGGCAATAGAACCCTTTGCAGATGCGATAATAGAATTGATTAAACAAAATATCATTGCAAAAACCAATGTGACTTCTGATATTCGCGCTGGGGATACTATTATTAATGTCGAGAATTCTTTTCAATTTGCAGATTATAAGACTACAAGAGAAATAGTTTTAATAGATTATAATTACAATATTAAAGGCACTCCTCATTATCATGCTTTTGAATATTCTAAGATAGAAGAGGTAAATAATACAACAGCCATTACATTAACTACGCCTATTCAGAGTGATTGGCTTGTTTCTAATAAGACTTTTATTCAGAAAACGATTGGACATACTCCATTGTATGAAAACAATATTTATTATGGAGATAGAGAGGTTATTCCTTTGGATGAAATAGCTATCGCCGTAGAACCATCTTCTGTAACTAATGATTGGATGTATATTCAAGGTGGATTAAAAGAAGAATATAAGTTGGATATTATTATTTATGGAAGAGATATAAAATTCGAAGATGGTCGTAGAATTTTAGATAGATATTCAGATAGTGTTTATCAATTATTAATGAACAATATTCACTTAAATATTGATGAATATTCTACATTATTGACGGCAAATTATGTTGCTGGCGATACTACATTAAGTATAAAGGATACGGCGGAAAATAGAAAAAATATTATAGTTACTACTCCAACGCATGATTATTATGGTGCTAGATATAATATTCAAGATAATAACAATGGAGTATGTTGTGGGTTTGACATTTCAAATATAAGTTTTTCTGGCGCAGAGATGATTCTTACGATGGATAGGGCATTAGGAACGTCTATTAATATTGCTGATTTTGGAAGATTATTTAAATCTAATCGTTATTATGTTTGGGATTCTAGGGTTGGGGACATAACATATGGAAAGGTATCTAAAGGAAGTGCTTATTTAAGAGCATCTCAATTAAGTTGGTGGGGTAGAATTATTAATCATTTTTATTTCCCTCAAAAGACTAATAAATTTTTACCAGAATAAAAGAAGGAATAATTATAAGATAAGAGAAATAATAATAGGAGTTAAAAATATGGCAACAATTACAGCATATAATGGGATTTCAGATAAAACATTTACTATTACTTTTGATATTAGTAACAATATATTAAATGATAATCTTCCTTTTACAGGATGGAATGACATTTATTTAAAAGTATCAACTACTTTGGCAATTGCTGGGCTTTCATTTGGTAATTATGTTGTAAGAACCATGAATGATGTTCCGCCCGGATATTCAGCAGCTAGCGATTTTACAGATTTATGCAATAAATGGACAAGTTATTTCTTAGAAGCCACAGTTTTCGAAAGTAGTTCTAGTTCTAGCTCTAGCTCTAGTAGTTCAAGCAGTAGTTCTAGTTCCACAGAAATAAGTGAAACTTCTTCTAGTTCCATTTTAGAGGGAGAGATTTTAGAGGGTTAAAAATAGGAGATTTTAAAATGGCAATAACATTATCAATATATAGCAATGTATATAATACTACTAAATCAATTACTGTAGATTTTCAAACTTTTCCTATTGCAACATTACCTCACGATGTAACTGCTGACTTAGATAATAGATATTTTATTAAGATTACAAATACTAATAGAGATACAAATAATTTGGCATATTCTCCAGTAATTATAGAAAGTTTATCTGATTTAGCATTAAATGGCCAAAAGCAAAGTGCTGTTGATACTGCGAATGCATATGCAGATATTAAATCAGCAATAATTGATTATATTTATGACTTTGTTCATGGACATACGGCTGGGCAATATGGCACACAAGTAACAGCAAAAGCACCTATGAAATTTAGCAGTTAATTGAAGCAGGAAGAGGCAATAAAAATAAAGAATTAAGGAAAAAAGGAGATTTAAATTATGGCAACTGGTGATATAAATGCTGGCTTTATGGGATTTGTGGAGATTGATAGCAACTATTTCCGCTTTACAGATTGTAGCTTAACAGCTAAGCAAGATGTTAACGTTCCTGATCTAGTTGGTGGCTCTTACTGGAAAAAAGCCTTCAATTACAACAAAGTTGAAATTAATGGATCAATGGCTGGTCCAATTGATGAAGACTTTGGAACTACTTTATGGAATATAGCAAAGGAAAGAGACGATTGCGGTTTAATGACTTCAAAAGCTATGTCCCTTACTTACTTTTGTACTCAAGGAAGTACCAATTCTAAAGTTACTTTCCCAGATGTACTTATTAATCAAATGACAATTTCTTGTGCCGCTGGTGAGGTTGCCCAATTCTCAATTGAACTAGTAGCAGCACAAGCTCCAACTTGGTCACCCAGCTCAACAACTCATGATTTTGATGTTAAAAAATTAGTTACTTGGGATAAGTTTGGTCTAACAATTACAGACAATGGAGGTAGCGGAAGTGGAGATCCAATTAAGTATTTAAGTAACTTTAGCTTTACATTAAATAATAATGTTACTCCTCAATGGGCGATGCCTGCTACTCAAGGAAGCACAGTAGACCTATATCCATTTGCCTTGGTTCCCGGTATAGTAAGTATTACTGGAGATATGACTGCATTCAATATTGACGGTGCTCAAGGCTTTGCTAAATGGGATGACTATTCTGCAAGTCCTCAAGATAAGATTAAGTTCTCAATTGGGTCAACAGAAATTGAAACAAATGTAAGATTCCATAGAATTCAACCAACCTCTCAGGTAGGCCCAATCACATCATCAATTGCATTCGTAGGTATTGGCAAGCAAGACGGCGCAGGTTGGTAAGATATAGTTTTTATATATAATGTAGAAATCCCAGATATTTTATCTGGGATTTTTGTTTAATAATATATTATTTTCTTTTTCTTTTTATATTTTTGTATAAATAATACAAAGGAGGAATCATCATGTTTATAAATTCTGAGGATTTTTTAGAAATTAAAGTTTATTATAGAAGAATTAAAAATTCTGTATATATTGCAAAAAATGAAAAAGATTATAATGATCTTAGTGATGAAGACAAGACAAAATATAAATGTCTAGTAGTAAAAACAAAACAACTAACATGGGGAATGTATAACGAAATTAATGAAGAATCTGTAATTAAAGACATTTCAAGTGGATCAAGAGTTTGGAATAGTAAGCTATATAAAGAAAATAAATTAAAAAAGATATTGGCTTCATGGGACGCAATGAAGGAAGAGAAGGGGAAAGTAGTCCCTGTCCCAATAACACCAGAAACTATCAAATCATTGGCCAAAGAAATTGCAGAAACTATACTAGTTGAATATGACTCTCTTACTGAAATGTCGGACGAAGAAGAGGGAAACTAGCAAGGCGGGTGCATGCTATTATTTTAAGCAAAAGTAAGCGTCAAATTTTAAGTCTTGATGCATCCGCCGTTAATAGAGCATTGATAGAAAATGATTTAATTGAAGACTACCATTGGCTACCACAAGACATTGCAAAGATTCCTTATAAAAAACTATTAGAATTTTTTATAATAAGAAGAGAGAAAAATGAGGCTAGGAGAACTGCCCAAGCTCTAGAAGAAGAGAGAGCCAAAACTAAAGAAAAAGGAAGATAAAATAGGAGAAAAAAATGGAAGAAGCAAATGTTGCAAATGAAGTTAAAACTAATGAGATAGAAATTAAGCCAGAAGTAGCTGAAGTTAAGCCAGAAGCAATCTCTATTAAATTAGAAGTTAAGCAAGATAGTAAAGATATTAATTATGATGATATGTTTATTAGAGAAAACGATACTTTTGATATAGAAGTCTCTTATTATCATTCAAATAATGATCTTTTGGTAGATGGTGTAGATGAGACATTTGATAAATTTAATCCCAATGTAAAATCTTTTACAATGACACTTAAATATCCAAGTCAGGGAGATTTTGAAACAATTATGTCAAGAGTTAATTATAAGTCTCCTGAATCTATGAGCATACTAGATATGTATCAATTGGAAGTTACTCGTCTAATTGTTATTATGAGAAAATGGTCTCTTAAGAAAAAGCTGATTGTCTCTGAACTTGTAAATATGAATCCTAAAATTGTTAAAGGAATAATTAACAAAGTAAGAGAGTCTATTTCCACACAGGGTCTTATTTAATATTTTATTCAATAATTTAATAAAACCCAATCAATTTAATATTGATTGGGTTTTATTATTTTGGGCGAAAGAAAAGAGGATTTCAATCAAAAAATAGAGTATTATATATAAGAAACAATTATCTCTATCCTATTGATAAGTTTTAAAATTGATTTTCTATAAAACATGAATATACAGACTAGATATAATATTTATTCTCTTAAAAATGATCTCAATACACTTTATCTTAATACAAAGGATAAAAGAGTTGAGAATTTGTTTGTTATTGCTGCTAGGGCTTCTGAAAATCTTGAATCCAATATGTTAAAATGGATTAGAGATGTCTTGAAAAACAGTAGACAAACAAAATTAAATAGACAAGAGGCTTGGGAAACGATTATAGTTTTACAAGATATTAGAAAAAATTATCCATTAGGAGTTAATAAGGTAATATTTGCATATATGGTAGCCGAAGACAAAAGATTGCAGTCATATATTAGTATGATTCATATGTTTGATACAATCCAACAAGGACGAGGGTTTGAAATATTGAGACCATATGAAGATATTTTAAGCAATTCTAGAAGAGCTCAACATAACGGCTTTGCTTCTATATCTCAAGAAGAAGTAGAAAAGAGTTTAGATATTTTAGAAAATGATTATAAAATATTTAACAGTCGAAAAAATAGAGAGCAACAATTTGAAGAAATGTCTGGATATAAAAGAAAGCTTACCAAATCAGATCTAATTAGAAGCTTATCTGCTTATTTAGCTAGAAGATTTGCGGCTGAAATATCTGAGGCTTTTAATCAATTAAAAATAATGGATATTGCTGGCATCAGTGCTGATCCTTCAGTTTTAAGAGATCCGATAAGAATAATTCAAGAAGTTTTCAAAAATGATTATGAGCCAATTTTATTAAGATTTGCAAAAGAGCAAGCGGATGAAATTGTAAAAGGAGTCATTTCATTTTTAGATCCAATATATTATGATCATGTATATAACTATATTAGAAATAAGGTTTTAGCAGAAACTGACATGATGAGCCGTGAAGATTTTAATAAATATATTTATAGAATGCAACTTGGTCTTCCTGATATACAAGAAAAGACAAATCCAACTAAACTTTTTAAGACCAAAAAAGAAGAGAATGAAATGGATATTCCTGATGAAGAGATCCCAGAAGAAACACATGAAAAGGAAACTATTTCACATAATATATCTCCAAATGCATGGATAAATCCAGAGACATTAATTTTATTATCTTGTGTGTTATATACACTTTATACTAAGATTAAATAATTAAACATAGGTAATAAAAAATGGCTAGTTCCAAAAAAGACGATCTTGCTAATTTATCAGAGACAATAGATAAACTTACCCCATCAATTAATAAATTGGTTGAGGCATTGGCTGGTGCTCATGCTAAAGAAGGAGCATTTGAAAGAAGCATACAAGATCTAAATAGAACAATGGCTGATTTCGTAACGAAAACTTCTCAGGCCCAAGGTACGGCAAAAGGCTTTGAAAGTTCATTAATTGCAAAAGAAAAAGCTAGTAGGGAATACAATATAACATTAAAAAATGCGATAACATTACAAGCCTCAATAAACGAAAAAACTGCTAATGGAGCTGAAGTATCAGATAAACTTAGATCTGCTTTGGATAAACAAGTTGAAAAACTTAAAGTGTATCAAAAGCTTCAGCAGGCAGAAAAAAAAGCTCAGGAAGACATAGCTAAAGCATTAAAGAATGAAACAGAATCTTTAAATAGAAATGATAGCCCAAGGAAAAATTATGCAAAGAACATGAAGGATGCTGTTGATTTGCAAAAAGGTATTAATGAACAATTGGCTAAAGGGTTGCCAATAAGTGAAAAAACTCGACAAGCTTTAGAAGAAAAAATTGCTACAATAAAAGAGCTTATAGCTCAGTTGGAGGCAGAGGAACAGGCGCAAGAGGATGTAAATAAAAAAGCACTAGAAGGTGTCAAAGCATTAGAAAAAAATGTTAATATGGCAAATACTTGGGTTTCTAATACATTAAAAGTGGTTAGCGTTCTTGGATTTGAATCAGCATCTCTTACTGCAATTAGAGATAAAACGTTAAAATATAATCAATCTTTATTTGAATTGTCAAGATCGCAGCAAATGTATGGCAAATCTTTAAAAGATATTGGAGCAACATTTGATTATGTTAG